GTTGAAGTACACGTTCCAACTGCTGGAAGCGTCATATTCGGTACTAGACCAATACCAGTCATTTGTAAATATATTTTGATTACCAAACATAGAAGTTATGAGCTCATTGATTTCGGTTTTATACTTGGCCATAAGCATAAGTTCACCCAATGCGGGCAGGTTCCACACGGTTGTATCTTCAATTCCGTCAGATTCAAGCGTACAGGCTTTATAGGCTCTGGCAACTTCGGCGGCAGGGGCGCCGACAGTTCCCTGGGTGTCCTTGACGCCTGCAAGGGTTTCTATTATAACATCGGTATTTTCCTTGCCGTCGAAGGTATCATAGAGTCCTTGGTTACCACTGCCGTAGTTTTTCAAGCCGCGTAGGTCAGTTCCGTAGCCACCCCATTTGAACGTTTTATTGCCGCCTGCGTCAACGCAGTCGCTTTTGGCGATAATGAACTGGTGGCATTCGGCGCGAAGTCGGATGCCGATACGGATATACTTGGAGCGATTATTCGCGCTCATGGAGTTCCATTCGGAAGCCGTGAAAAAGACTTGTTCACCGTCTTCAATCCGGAGCGTAGCCAAAGAAAGGTCAAGAAGCGTACCTGACCATTGCATATATTTGGCGATGTCGCTTGCGGGGGTGTTTTCATTCACGGTTGTAAAACCTATTGATTTTAAGGCTTCTATCTGGTCTTGTTTATTCAAGCGCAGAAGCATGGCGCTGGCGATATTTTTATCCATTTTATTGTATAATATTAAGTTAATACTATTCGGAAGCAACAGCTCTCACATGAAGAAGGGCTGAATTTTTGTTTTGATTCGTAATACGCCCAGTATTCAGTTCGAACGCCCAGGCGGAGTTAGTATCCCAAATTGTTGATGACCAGTAGTATTTATCAGTCATCAGCATACTGTCACTACTCCAAAAGGTACGCATCATCTCATTGATTTTATCGCGGTAGCGGTACATCAGAAGCATTTGGCCGGATGAAGGAAGGAACCAGTTGGATTCATCCTCGATACCGTCACTTTCCAAAGTGTAGGCACGGTATGCACGGGCGGCTTCGGCAGCCGGCGCACCGATTACACCGCTATTGTTTTGGTCTTTCAGGCCGGTGATAATCAGGTCGGTATCTTCCTCACCCGTGAAGCAGCCGTACATGGCACCCAGTCCTTTTTGGTTCAGGCCGTCTATGGCTTTACCCTGACCGCCCCAATAGAAGGTAGTAGTCATATCGGCATTATAGCACTCCTGGGCGGCGATTACGAAGGAGTGTCCATGGGCACGGATACGAAGCCCGCGTTTGATATACAGTTGCTTATTAGCGAGCGTAAGGGAGTTCCATTCGGCAGCAGTAAAGTATGCCTTGGAGTTATCCGAAATACGATTACAGGCAAGATGCAGATCAAGCAGACCGGCGGCCCACTTGATACGTTGTCCAAATTCAGATGCGCGGGAATTCTCGGTGACATCCGAGAAGCCCACGGCGTTCAGTGCTGCCACTTGTGCCTGTTTATTCAAGCGAAGCAGCGTTGCGCTTTGTTCATTCGTCATAGTTACTTGTTAATTAAATCATTAATATCCATATTGTCTTCAGCAAACCGTTCGAGATATTCCTCGTAGGTTTCGCCGTTATAATATTCAAGGACTTCATTGATGTTGTCCAGCGTTACGTTATCGTAGTACGGTTCCCCGCCATAAGACTCATTATTGAACCAGTTGATCAGGTCGATGTAGGCATCTATGACGGTAAGGATGACAAGGCCGTCAATACCGGATTCAAGGGATTCGATTTCATCCGTTTCACGGATAACTGTCAGTTCATACGTGCCGTTGACTACCGGTTTATCCTGTCTGTTGCCGTCCTCATCCATTCCGGCAACTCCATATTCGAGAATGGCAAGAAGCTCGGAGCCGTCAGCCTTCAGGGTCATGTTCGAGATACGGAGCATGGAAAGTTTACGGGATGCCGCTTGTGAAGCGAGGACGTCACGGAGCATCTGAATGGCGTCAAGTTGAGGCGACGTTTCAAGACGCAGGCGTTGGACGTTCGGCATGGATTCGATTTGCAGGCCGGACGGGGCGGAAAGACCGGTATAGGTCAGTTCAGGAAGACCGACAAAACGGAGGCTTGTCATTGTTGGTGGAAGAGAGATGTCATTAATCGGAGAAGTCTCTGCAAGAGTGATGTTCTCCAGTTTGCTACCGGACGCATTGATATGGGCGATACGTGGGCATTTGTCGGTAACGAACGTAGCGATTTGTGTGTTCCGGATATCGAGTGATACGAGGAAGGGCATTTCGCCGCAGTTCAGCGAGGTAAGCGGTGCGTAAGAACCGATGGATTGTTCTGTATGGGTGTCAGAGCCCAAGATAAGGGTTTCCACAAGTTGCATGGCGGAGAAGCTCACCGTACTTGACAGGGAGATTTCAGACAGGTCGAGCAGCTTCATGCGGTCAGCCTGATAGATATACAGCAAGGCGCCTTCCTCATGTGAGAAGTTGGTGAATACATATTCTTCGCCCGCTTCAAGGAAGCAGCTTTCGGAAAGGTTGCCGCTAGCGTCATTGCCGACACCGAAGTAACCGTTTTTAGCAGCGACAATCCGGATGGTGGCGTTTGATTTGGAAGATACGCGCCCGGAAATTACACCGCTGAAGAAATCACCGGTTTGGAAATAGCCGTCACGAATACGCCAACGTCTTTCGATGAAAGACGGAAGGGCGGTAAGTCCAAGACCTTGCAGGGCATAGAAGTAAATAGCATCAGAGGTGGCGGTATAGGAGATGTATTTCCGTTCACCGTCGTAAGAACTAACCAGTTTCTGCCATTTTTTGAGCCGTTTGTCAATGAAGAAATGCGTAGCTCCTTCGGGTGAGAACGGGTGCAGGGTGACGCCGTCAATGGTCGCCTGAACGTTACGCATGGCGGCGGCAACGGTACGCAGGGAGAGTTCCGTACCGGATGAGTCAGTCCACACTACTTGCTGGAGATAGATGTTATTAAACAGAACGGAGCCGTAGCCAGCATAAGGGTTAGTGAATGTTTCATCGCTCGTCCGGTTGGGGTCCACCTCGGCGTCAACCGTGCAACCACCGTCGTTGTCCTTGCTATTGAGCGTATCGCAGTCATAGATTTTATTCAGGTACATGCGCATGGCATCCTCGGAGCTGTACACACCGTCTGTTACGGAAGCATACTCTTCCAAGAACCACATCGGCTGCATATTCTTGGCGCGTTGGTCAGTGGCGGCAAGGTAGTCGGTGAAGATGTCATAACTCAAGACACTTTCTGGGCAGGCGAATTTATACAGGTTTTCCTTCCATGTTCTTTGCCAGTTCCCGCCTTTGGAGTAATCGCAGGAATCACAGAAGCGCAACCATCGGTAGAGGTTATAGGGCACTTTCTTACCCAAAGCGTAATCAATGGCGAGCTGGTCATCATCGACAAGCGATTCAAAGTAGTAAGTCCATGCCGGGAAGGTATCAGCAGAGATAGTTCCGTTATCCACGAGTTTTTGAACCCATGAGGACTTGTCCGTTTTCATGGCCATCATATCCTGAACAGAACCGACGCCCTGAAACCAGTCCATACCTTGGTAGTTAAGAAGTTCGAAACCTTCAACCGGATTCAGGACGTCACCGGTGACATTCCATTTGCCGTTTTCATACTTCATGGAACCGGACTGCTTTTTCCATGAGCTGTCCTGATACCTCATTATCCGGTACGAACTACCGCAATACAGGGAAAGCAGGTACACGCTGTCCGTATCGAGTCCGTCAGTCTGTTTGAAGCGTATCTCAATTGCGTCTAAAGTTTCGTCAGGAGTACCGAAGAACTCTATGAAGTCACCATAATTCAGGCAACCTTTGTTATAGCCGGGGGTATCTTTGAAGCCGAGGGCGAACTGTTCCCCTTTGTCTTCTTTCCAGTTGCCTTTGGCATGGAAATAGACGTTTTGCAGGCTGTCATCCTTACACCGATAGGTGGCTACCGGGTGATTGGCGGTAGAGTGGTTCATCTGCAAGTCTTCGATATGCAAGTCACCGCTGTCAAATGTTCCGTCAAATGCACGTTGGACAGGTGTCATATAGTTACCACCTAAGGCACGGTATGTAACGTTCATCATTTCACAGGCGCCGCAGTCGTTCGCATTGCCGGAATCGGAGTAATCGACTTTTACGGTAATGACATCGACCGGGATTGTATTATCACCGACCTGTACTTTGTTGATGGCAGCCAAGGCTATTGCACGGCGTCCTTCCTCCGTCGTATCGTCTGGATTAAGTAGTATGATTCGAGTGTCCTTGTTTTTGCCTTTGCTCTTGGCCAGGTAGTAGCGTTTATTCTTTACCGGGCGTTTGGCAGAGGTGGTTCCCTGGTTGCGGGTTTGGACACTCACGGCCTTGAAGTTACGCCACGGGCGTTCGGGGTCAAAGTAATAGAGCGTGATGTATATCTTCGTACTGGTGGAAGTGGTGCCGTCCAGTGCTTCTATATCGGAGCCTTCATAGGGGCATTCGACAATGTAAGGCATACCGCGTGAATAGATTTCGGCAGCCGACGGGCGGCTTTGGGTACTACCCTCGGCTGTCTGGCTTTTAAGGATGTCCTCAAAGGCGTATTCCTTCACCATTACCTCTGTATCGGTCAGACGGACAAGGTAGTTCTTGAACGCCTGTGCCCATTCCATATAAGAGTTCCAGGCCATCATGTAATAAAGATACAAATCACCCAGTTTGCCGTCCATCGTTATATACTTGGTCTGAATCAGGGAGCCGCCGCCCGGAACATAACCAAGGCAGGCGACTTCCTCACCGTTGAGGAAGAGTTTCATCATGGAATACCGTGTGCCGTCACGTTCAACGTAGTTGCTTGCAGGTTCAACAACCACGGCTACGGTTATCTTTTCACCCTGTCGATAGGCGCGTTCTTCACGACGGGAAACGCCATTGTTACAGAAGATGCCGACCACCCGGCCGGTGACATAGAAGCCGGCACCGGACGTTTCGTCATAGCAGCTAAGGAGCAGGGCATCATCATCGGTCACGTTCTTGGAAGCGAAAGCGAACTGGATGGCGGCACCGTTGGATTCGATGGACGAGCCGGCAAACGGGGCATGGTTTAATGACACGCCCACATTCTCGGCTACGCGAAGGCAGTTCTCACCCAAGAATGTGCCAAAACCGTTGGTAGTCCAGTTGGCACCGTCCACTTTCATTTCATAATTACCGCTGACAATGCTATGGTCAGTTTCCTGATTGGTACGGGATGAGAAGTCAAAGTTATAGATGGCGCCTTCTTTTATGGCGGCGTCAATGGCGGAACCGCTAACTGTCACCCGGACAGGTTCGCTAGTCACGTCCTTGCATACGGCAGTATAGTTGACCGTATCGGTGCCGTCAGCCTTGTAGCCCTGCAGTTGTTGTTTGACCTGATAGGTTTTGTTACGACTGGCAGCAATTTGTGTTACCTGCACGTTATTGGCTTTCACGCTGACGGGTGAAGTCATTTCCAACGGGTCATAACAGGCAACATCAAGTTCTACGGTTTCGTACAGTCGGACTACTCCACCGTTTTTATCATCGTATCTCAAGGCGACAAGAGGTGTGGAACTATTCGGGTCAATTACCATGACAGCCGTGTAGATGACATTTCCTTTCACTCCGGATGCGACATCCGTTCCTTGGATGCGCAAGGGATAGGTACCGTGTTCTAGGCCGAGGGAAGCAGGGCGGATTACAACGGAGTGCGAGTAGTTGTCATTTACAACGGTGGTAGACAGGGATTGCCATTCACCATTAATCTTGATGTCAACCTGGGCACTGATACCTTTATCAGAGGTGTTGTTTCCGAACTTATAGAGTGGAAGGCTGAAACTTTCAGTTGTCGGAGTAAGCAGAGTTTCAGGGGTATAGTTGAGCACCTGCACACAGGTACAGGTAATATCAACAGCTGTTACATTGACATTCTTGGAACCGGTGTTGCCGCTTTCGTCAGTGGCTATCAGCTTGAATTTCCGAGTACCAGCAGCCGTAAAGTATGTGGTGAAGTCCAGTTCAAAGGAGAAGTCCTTCATGTCACCGGAAGATGCTTTGTTGACGGTTTCAGTCCAGACGGTAAGCCCGCTTTCACGGTCTACGAGTTCCAGTTTCTCAATCAGGTTGTCAGAGGATTCGACACCGTTCGAGGTCACGGAACGAATGGCGGCAAAGGTTCGTAGCGTGGAGCCGTAAGAGCCATAGACAGGTGTCGACTGGAAAGCAATGGCAACAATGGTACCACCAGTTTGACCGCCGCCACCCGTGCCGATAGCGAACTGCACTTCATCGCCAAGGGTTTCACCGGCAGCGTTCTTCATCTGAAGTTTTACAATGCCTTCTGTTTCCACGTTTACGTCGAGGTTGGCCGGAACATAGGCATAGGCGCCACCAGTTGAAAAGGCGTCCTTTCCCCCTTCCGCCGGTTCATCGGAAGTTTCAAAAACGGAACTGCCACCACCATTCCCGAAGGGTTTCCAAAGAGAAGGGGTCGCAAAATCGGACACAGCACCCTGGAACTGCCGGGTTTCCATTTCATACTCGCCTGTTTTGTAAGTAATGATGAGACCCGTTCGCTCATATTTGACGCCAGATTCCTGTTGATAGGAGACAATGGCGGCAATAGCGGTTTCAAGGGTATAGTAGCCGTCTTTCAATGGGCGGATCTCATCAACAATGACGATGGGGTGTGTTACATCGTCAGCGGGCGTGCCGCTCTTCATATCCTCAAGGGCTTGCTTATCCTCGGCGGACAAAAGGCCGGCTTGTTCAAGGGTAGCAGAAGGCAAACGGAAGCTGTCATCCGTTTCTTTACCGGTTGTTTTGGACACTTTTTTGAAAGATACATTGAGATAGGAAGCGTCAGACAGGACGGAGAATGAATCAGGTTTGATTATGTCGGAAGGGATATTTGTCATTGCATCCTCTAAAGCCTTTCCACGGTCGCCGGGGAAGGCTTCATCTTCACTTTCCCCAAGAGACAACGGTTCAGGCAGACATTCAGAAGGAACTTTACTTTCTTCGTTCAAAGGAGCGATACCGTTCGCTTTTCCTATCCTTTCCTCAAAGTCATTTATTACAGAGGTCCATTTGCCCCATGTAACACTCTCATTGGAAACAATACCTATTCGTGAGATTGTACAAACTGTACCTAAATATACACCTTCGGCATTGTCTGACATGGTAGCCAGTTGTATACACGAAGTGAATGATTGACAAACCTTATTAAGCTCCAACCGTTCAATTTGTATATTTACAGGAATCTTAGACGAATCAACAGACAAAATACACCGATAATTCCCAATAGAAGAATCCCCGGAATACATTGTTTTTAATTTATCTTTAAAGCTACCAATAGTAGTAAAAGAGCCAATACTTTTAAATGGGTCAGTCAAAGGATTGGATTTATCAGACACTCCTGTTATACGTTTCAATAACTCGGCGTCTCCATCCGATAAATCTTTTGCAATCTTATTGACATTCTCCACTAATACATCAAAATCACCATTCACCATTTTAGCAATGGTACTTGAAAGTAAATCAATAGATATTTTCCGACCGCCACTAACTTCAACGTACATATCTTTGGATAGCTCTGTTGTATCAGTCAGTTGCTCTATTGTAAGACTGTTTGTCTTCAACGCTTGTAACACAAGGCTAATAATCTGTTGTTTTTCTGTTTCTGTCATAATTCTCTTTTTTAATCATTTTCATATACCCATACAAGCTCAATGGTCATACCAAGATTATCTATGTCGCAATCATAGACATTATCAAGATAAAGTTGGAACTCCTTCAGAGCACCAATATCTCCACCGTTAATACCTTTCAAGACACATACACCATCCCTACTGATTACACTCCCTTCAATGAGGTTAGTATACGAATCTCCTTTATATAGTACAGCACGCAAATTTATCGAACCGTTGTCCAAATCGTTCTTTAGTCTATCCAGTCCATTAACTGTAAGTTTACCGTAACCTCTTCTACCAATATACTTGTTATCTATGTCAGTCGTCTTGATTGCAATCAAATCCCAATATGAATTTTTATCAACACCTGGGTGATGAATACTGTTGACAGTAACCATAGTATCACTATTAATAGAAACTCCAGTATTAGGAATAGCCTTAGTCATATTGATATATGCTCCGACCTCTGCAACCCCACTTTCTGAACCATACTTGATACTACGCATTCCTTCATCATCTGCTATCCTATAAGCACCGCTTTGTACACACCTCATAGCAAGCTGGTTATTCCATTCCAAAACTGGATTCATCGTTCTTACCTTCTGTAACATTTGATTGAACACAAAACTCTTCAATCCTTCTATTTGCTGGTTAAGTTCCGGAACATTACTTTCCTTTCTGGTATATCGAACACCATCAAAGTAGACGTAATTACAGCATAAGACACGATTCAATAATTCAGCAAACCACACAGGGCATCCCATCCCATTTCCAAGCGTGAATAATACTGTTGTATATTCGTGGCTGAATAGCTCAACAATATCCTCATCAGAGGTCACGAACTGCTCATTATCCACACCGAACGTCCATCCGTTATCTTTGAAACCACCAGGAACGCGAAAATCAAAAAAGTATTGCATCCCATCTATCCACCAGACAGCATCAAGACGCTGCTTATTATCTTTCATTGAATACTGAATAAGGCTGGTTTCTGATAACTCACATTCATCGTCCGTAACTTTAAAAATCTCACTCGTATTCCCATTAACTGTTACAGTATAGTATCCACATGGAAGCAATGAAATGTTATAGAAATAAAGAATCTTATCATCATTCATCTTCCATGAGCTTAATGATACAGGTGTAGATATATTACTTAAAAGATTATTAATGTAAACTATAGGCTCCTGCTCTTTGGCTGTCAAAATCAATTCAACAAAAATCCTGTCTGTACGTGCGAATAATTGCACATATTTACTCTTCGCTCCAAATTTATCGGTAGACGGAGAAAAAAACAGTGGGGTAAACGGGCTTATAATCATATTTCTAGGCTTTTGTTATTGAACGGACAAATAAATCATACTTCACTCCCTCGTTTCTCTCAACTGTACTACTCACCTCTTTGATGTAGCCCTCGTAAACTAGATCATCTTTTAAGATTTTAATCGTTTCATCATCTGTTGGTGGAATATCTTCATTATAAGTTGTGAATGAAACATCTCCACAAGTTATAATACCACTTTCAACGTTAAAATCATCTTTCATTCCTATACCATTGACAACAACATCACTATTACCGTCAGAAGAAGAATAAGATAGTTTTTTAGTGAACATACCAATATAGCCGGCATTTGCTTGCAATATGCCTCCTTGCCAATACATGGTATTAAACATCGTTTCAGGATCAAGTACACCACTTATTTCCCAACCGCTCCTTATAAGCCTATACTCTTTATATGTTTGTACTCCGCCATTATCATGTAATGTAGTACTGGCACAAACAAAAAACACATCATTGTCACTTTCACTATCCGTTGTATCTTGGCCTCTCTTTTGCGATAAGAATTCAATTCCATAAACATCAGCACGGTAAGGGCTAATCAACTCTAATACATTATCAGTTATATCAATGCCAGTAGTATATTCAGTAGTAAATCGGAATTCGTCACGACCATTCATACTTTCATAGTCCTGTTTATCATATCCTACCCTAACCAAAGAATATATTCTTGATGAATCAACCTTATACTCAAAACTAGAAAAGCTGCTGTTTAAATCCTTTACATTGTTATCACTAAACAATTTGTCCCGGTGTTTAAAAAAAACAGTGACACCATTGATCACAGGCACAAAGCCAAAAACTGTTTCCATCCAGTTTTTAAACTTTGTATAAGAAGTATATAGCTTAGCTTGGGGGATTCCACGAATACTTTCAGCAGCTAATATCACGCAATTATCTAACCTTTCATCAACACCTGAAGCTATTTCACCATAGATACCTTCATTTCCACCATTCATGCTTTTAAGCAATCGGTTTAACACATCAATAGGTCTTATTGCATCCACATAGATAGGGTTAGCTCGAGAAGTAAAGCGTGTCTCAAATTTGAAATTACGAAAATAAATATTGCCAGTAGAAGCATTAACTCTGTTAAATGTTACCTTCAAATCAAAAAATAAAGCCTGCCCTTTAGTCAGATGAATCTTGATGGATTCATTCAGATTACTTGGAGTAACATCCCCCTTATTATACCCCCATCTTTTCAACTCGACTAAACGACCATCTTCGTAACGCCCACCTAGAACAATTTCAGCTTTAGTTGTATACGCATCACTATAACTGATATAGTATTCAAAACTAAAATTCAATACTATATCAATGTCGGACAAGGCTTTAACAAATACATTTGGATCATCTTTCGATTCCTGTGGTGCATCATAAAACTCAAGAGGTGAATCCCGTGACGGAAGTTCACCACCTGAAATATATAAGGGAAGCGAATATGTTATAGCTTCTACATATATTCCTTTGTCAATTACAATATATTGCAAAGAAGCATCATTTTCTACAGTATTACCACCTAATGTATGCGGTTGACTATAATTCATACTTACAGAATCATAATAAAGCTGATATACATCTTTTATCTCATCTACCGAATATTCGTACTGCGTTCCTTTGTTAGCCTTTATGATATTAGCGACACTATCATCTATCGAATTAATAGAAACAGTATTTCCATCATAGGTCAATGAACCGAAATCCAGTCGGCAACTGAAGAATTCTTCATAAGTATGAGAATTAGTTATAGTATAAACAGTGATACTAGCATTAGAAGCCAGGTATTTGCTCAAATACTCCTCCAATATGAGATCATAGGCTTCTCCCACAAACTGGAATTTTGAAGTAAAGGTTCTAGTTATTCCTTCAAGTCCGGAGCGTTTACGGGAAAACTTTATTTCATCCCAATTCTGAATACAAGATTTGGGAATATCATAAGAAATACTATCAACGGTAAGTACATATTTACAAAGCATTTTAACTCCTTTTGAACGTTCACGAGCAAATATATAGAAAAAGCCAACCGGTTTCCCGATTGGCTAAATTCTTGAAAATCATGCTTTGCTAAAATGCAATATAACTATCTGTTTTTCAAAACAATATCTATACCAAGGAATAAAAAGGACTTTTCAATGTTCTCCATACTAATTTTACCTTTTCCTTTCAAAAAAGCATTCAAGGGGCTTTTGTTTATCCCTAAATGGTTAGCAAGTTCTACCTGCGTAATTCCTCTCTTTTTTAGAGCCTCGAGTATTGCTTCTCTAAACATAAATATAGAATATAAAGATTCATTTTTAATCTATCACTTTATCTGAATAATTAATATGTATAACGATATCTTTAGCTAAAGGAAAACTGTTCTTTTCGTACACGAAAATTTCTCTTCACTTTTGGAGCAAGAGTTTTTCTTAAATTGGCATCATTATCACAAACTAATTTCTTTTTCATAAATTCTCCTTTATTTAAGATGCAAATATATAATTCCTAAATGATAATTAGTCTCAAAATAGATACAAATTCAATCTCTATTATAATTATTTTTAGGAGAAACAATATTTAATCAGACATACACCATCCATTGTCCCCATTCCACTCCCACATAATTTGACCTTTAGAATCAGCGACAACACACAATTCACCATATTCACCATTATTTGCACTCTCACAGACTTCCTCTGCTGTTCCAGACAGAAGTATATACTTAGACCAATTAGGAATAACAAAATTAGGATCTTCAACAATTTCATTTATAAATCTGGATATCCGACTATCCAATAAATGATATATAGAACTATCTTCAGAAGAACACAGGTTCTTCAGTAAGCTATCTATTTCCCGAAGCTTAATATTAGCCCTTTTAATAGCCACTCGAATATCATGTACTTTTTTCTCGTTACTGACAATATGCAAACGTTCACGTTGGGCTTCAATATGATTTAGTATAATGTCCCTTTGTTGTATCAATTCTTCCTTTGAAAGATTCACGATACTTTCTTTATATCTTTCCGCAAAAGTTTTCATCATAAATATTGAGTTTGAAAATCACCTTTAATAATAACACCTTGAGATAACATACCCACCAAATAAAAATCACTATCTACCATATTCAATGCCGTTATCAGTTTACTATGGGCATCAACAGAAGATACGCCAGGCATTATTACAATAGAGTTATCTGCAATTATTCTATATATGAATATCATAATTTATTTCCTTTCTATCTTGTTTTACGTCATTAATAACTCGGATTAAGAACATATACATCGCATTCGTGGCACAAGTTGCATTCCTTTGTTTTATCTTTAAGACACATACTTTTAGTCTTTTCCGGATAATGCCAATCAATAGAACTACAAACAATTAACTTAATATGGTCTAATTCTAAACTATTCGGACAATGTTTATTGAGAAAGTCTAAATCCTCTTTGATTAGTTTCTCATACGCACTCTTATCAATCTTTATGCTCATATCTTCTTTGTTTTACTATAATTTTATTCATGGTTTATACGAATGACTTCGTATCCAAGATTTTTATAATGTTCTTCAAAGTAGTCTGCATTATGGCTACCCGTAAACGATGTTTCAATTCCGTCTACTTTTAATATATACGAAAAATGACCATTTATGATGGTGCATATTTTTTCTTCTTTATTCATACTTATTCTTTTATTGAACTATTCTACAAATACATTCGATTAGCAACATGAAAAAGGTAATGGCAAAAAGATATTTCCAAAATCTAATTTTCTTTTTAATTCTTTCTTCATGCTTTCTATACATCTTGTCAAAAAGTGTTTGACAATCATCTTTGTAATACTTAAATCTATCTTCTACATAGCCTGCAATATCATCAACGATTGCATACTTTATCCTTTCTGGAACAGACATCGGATAACCCCTTTCCCCATAATTCAATTCAGTTATAACGCTATGCCCTACAAGCTCCTCAACACCTCTTATTCTAAATTCCAGTTTGATAGGATTCATACCATCATTGAGATAGTTCCTGAATTTCTTTTCGGCAAGTTTTTCTATTTTCTCACCATTCATTTTTGCCATTCGTTCCATTTTAAGAAAATATGCTTCATCCACGACATAGGCGGTTGAATCAAATTTATATCTAAACTTTATTTCGCTCATTTTTTTATTCGTTTATAGGCCATTTAAAAATTCCGAACAACTACTTTTATTATAAATTTATCTTTTTCTCTTTTCTCTGTAAATGGAGTTTGACCTTTTCCGGGTCAAACTCATAGTTTTCACATTTACGGCTGTTTGCCATAACGAGAAGTAAGGGGAATAATACTCCGTGCTTACATCCCCTTCCGTATTCGTCTGATGCAGATTTACAAGTATCGCATCTGTAGATGTCTTGTACACAAGCTACACCCATATATTTGCCTCCTTGCTATCTTTTTATTTACTTAATACCTACTTAATAAGTTGTAAAACATTCGTTTCTTCTCAATGTATTTAAGTCCGTTCCTGCGAAGCCCCCTTTTAGTCCTGGACACAATCATTTGACATCCTCTAACGCCAACATATATGAAATACGAATGATGTCTTTTAGTTTCTTTAAAAGCCCACCAAATTGCTTCACGGCAATATCTGTAACTATCATTTTGAACACCTTCATAGCCTTTTCGCATTATGAAATGTCCAATTTCGTTAGCTTCTTCTTCTGAATAGCAAATTGTAAATATATTATTCATATCTTTATTATTATATATGTTCACTAAAATCCTTAATACGCACATCTATCTGCTTTACCACTTCCTGTAAGATGCTAATACATTCATCAACCGGATATTCAGCTAACAGATCGTCAATATTTTGAATGATATCATTGGCTGCAATACTATTACTCATCTATTCTGTTATTAGTTGTTTCCAAAATGGAAAACTCTGATTCATATTTAAAAATTGGGGTTCTCTAATGCTTCTGTAAGTTCTTCTTCAGTAATGCTCTCACAGATGTTTGAATCATCTATGTAAACATTATATCCAGTCTCATTGCGAGACACTTCCAATACACGAACTTCACCGGTTGGTGATTCTACTCTATAAATTGTTTTCATATTTTCTGAAATTAAAGGGTTAGAACATAGTATCATCACACACAATAGCGTCACCGGCTATATAATCATCGGGAAAAATAGCACTATTCATTAATGCAATCCGGGTAGCCTCAACATTCAACTCAAAGTGGAATTTACCCTCCTCATTCATTATCATTATTTTATTAGGGCAAATATCAATGACTTGAACATAGCCATTTACTAAACTCTGCGCTTCATTTAGGGTAAAGCAGTTCCCATTCACCGGAGAAATCTCAACTGTTTCTCCGGTAACTTTTAACAAAGTGGCTTTCATATGCTTACCCTTCTGTGGTTAATGTCAAACAGATACTTTCAAGCATATCTCCCTTTTGCTTTTCCAGTTCAATACGGCTTGTTAGCTGCTGTAATTGTTGAGAAAGCATTTTTATATTATCAATATTACTCCCTTGATTAGTATGGGTGTTGAGGCTGTTATGTGTATCACCGATGAACTGATTAGCCTGTGCTATGAGGGTAGCAAGCTCTTGCCTGCTATCCTCTTTTCTCTTTGAGTAGTATTCTAATGAAGTCATATCAATACACGGTTACAAGGTTCTCAATTTTGAAGCTTCTAAACTCCTGCTTATCAACATCGAAGTAAGAGAAAGTTTTATAAGAAGGCTTTGTCATACGTTTACCCTTATTTGTTGCACCTGCAGGCACATTTTTAAGAGTACCGATAGCATAGCGAATACTGCCATTCACTTTCTCATAGGCGAATTTAACTTCACCGCTTCTCATTCTTTTAGCAAGTCTGTAAAGCTCCCACGCTTTTAGCAGACAATATTTCCAACTCTTTTTTGTTGTTGAAAGGAGGTGATGAGCATACTTCATCACTCTGGCTCTAAAATTAGACTTTGTTTCCATAATTCACTTTTTTTGGTTTGACTTTTATGTTATTTGGTATTGCAAATATAGTCAAAAGTTATGTAATAGCATAACTTTTTCAAAAGTTTTTTTTCTTCTGAAATCGAATTAAAACCTTATTTAACTCTAATAGGAAATCTCCTGAAGTATAAACTTCCGAGCAGAAGAAATACGACTTCTTACAGTTCCGACAGGAATGTTCAGGATTTCACTTATCTCATCATAAGAATACCCACTAGCATAATACATCACACTATCAATACAACGGGATTTTTTAGCACACCGTTGTATTGTGGAAACCAAATCATCAAACAGTATTGAATGAGCTGTACAGTTAGAAATGGCACTTCCGTCTACCATATCAAGCCCTGTAAAATGTATAAGGGAATTTCTATTGTATCTTATTATATAAGTATTCCTCATTATAATAAGGCACCACGGTTGAAGTGGTTTAGAACAATCAAATTTATCACGATTCACAAGTAGCTTATAAACTGTATCACCGGCTAAGTCTTCAGCATCTTGCATGGAACAGCAGAATTTTCTTGCCACCTTTAATATCCAAGGATATATTTCTGATAATTCCTTTTCAAAGTCCATTGTCAGCCCTCCTTATTAGGTGTATCTTCGGTTCGCCATTAATGCACCTTTCCACATATTTCCGGTGCATGATACTTTGTTCGTGCATTTCCTTAGCAGAACGCTCGATTGAACTAATAAGAGTGCCTATATCGGGGGGCAATAAGGCAATCATTTTTTTTACCTCGGACACTTCTGCTGTTATCCGATTACACTTCGTCTCTAATGTACGTAATTCTGACAATAAAACATTGTATAAATGCCTATTTATACAATGGATGCTGTTTTTTCTATTCATAAAAAAGTCGTTTGTGATTCTAAAGGAGATGTACAAACGACTGTATGAAATAATTCGCTTTAATTAAAAATTAATCGAATTACAGCATATATGTAGTACCAATATTATCATGTGCTTCTTTTTCTGATCGATATTTCAACATCAGCTTGATGAACGATATTCGCATAAACAGCAGCATTAATTACGCGGGAATCAATACTCATTTTAAAGAATGTCATAAGAAAAGCAATCTCGGTATCGAAAGAAGAACGGATTTGTTCAGGAGCAGCCTTATTTCCTTCATGCTCTTCACCGCGCCTTTCTTCATTTCGTTTTTGCTCGAAAATGGCAGAATGAAGCAAATAATCAAGCTTTGATATTAGCTGTTCATCACTCATATTCCGGAGATCTACATTTAGTTGACCTAAGACCTGACGAACATCATCATAAAAACCAAGAGCGGCAAGAGTTTGACAAATACGAAGGCTCAACAATTTGGCACGTTCTTTCACAATATCCTCTTTGTCCATTATCACGGCTTTCATTCCTGAAGGATTCACAATGCTTCTATATTCGATAGTTAATTTAGATGCAATCTCTTTTAGCTTGCTCTCAGACGCAGATTTATCGTCCGAGAGCAAACAAGCATAGTTTCCGCATGAAAGCTCAATGAAATCATTTAGTGAAATCTGATTCAGCCTTTCTATCATGGTTATTTCATTTTATACAACTTATATAGTTCAAATTCACGGTTAGATGCATCTTGGCGCTGCATTTTAAGACTTCTCATCAAAAGAGAATTTGTTTTATCAACCCTCTTTTCTAATCGGGAATAATCATTGAAAACAACAGTATCACCGGAAGAAGATGCAAAATATGTCGGCGAGAATGTTGGTTCATCCCACCCTGGTACACTCCATTCAGATAAATCAATAGAATCAACATCCGGGAATACTTGTGCACCTTTAGGTATATCAACTAAAGTTGGAGTATCAGGAGTAATCCATGCTTTCCCGGAATACATGACAACTTCATGTTTACCAGCATCACCGACCAAGGCTTTACCGCCGGGATGCCTATCGTTTCCTGTACCTTCAGCATAAGAAGGAATAGGAGTAGCAAGAATAGTTGCCACTTGTACAGCTCCTAATGCTCCAATAATAGCAGCCATAACAGCGCCAGCAATAGGCCCCAATTGAAAGGCTTCCATAATACCCCGTGCTGTTGCTATTCCGGTTTCAGCAACCTGTACACCTTTATTCCAAATAGCTTGCTTACGAGCCATTTCTTGTTTTTGTTTTTCAAGTTCGGCATTTTTAGCTTCTGTCAAAGATTTAGCTGCACGTTTACGAGCTTCTGCCTCTTCTTCAGAAATTGCACCGGATTCAGCCAATTTATCAACACGTTCTACATCCTTATCATATTTTTCATCATTAACATCCTGTTCTTCCTCTATCCTATCAATTTGGGCGTCATAAAGTGTGGTAACAAGACTTCCAATAGCACCCACAGCCTGCGATGCAGTTTGAAGCCATTTTTTGAGATTCCGTTGACGTTCCTTATAAGCCTTATTGTCTGCTTTGGTGATGTTCTGAATTGCTTCCACTTCATATTCAGCCTCCTTTTGAGCCAATTTAGCTTTTAAATTATACAATTGTATGGTAATCTTCTCACGTTCTTCGACACTTATATTCTCGGCCATTAATTCCAGTTCTAAAGCATCAATAGCAGCTTCAGCGGTTTTACGCGTATATTCGATTTTTAATTTATATTCCTCTTTCGCATACTGCTCTTCAGTTATAAGTTTAGAAGCTAGCCTTTTTTTGAGAGCAATCATTTCTATTGCATATTCACTATCACGCAACTCTTGTTCGTGAGCTGCATTTTCAGCGATCAACAATATTTGGTCAGAAGCATGCTTTTCATAAATATCCTGTTTCTTCCTAGCATACTTCTCATCAATGAGAGTAACATTTTCACCAGTTTTCTCTGCTGCGTCAATTTCTGCTTCACGCTGTAACTCCAACTGATGTAATTTCAAATCGAGTTCTTCCTTTGAGCCTTTTTTTACGACAGCAAGAGCGTTCTCAACATCTTTCTTTTCACGATCTGAATTATACTTAATAGAGAACTCATCTAATTTATCCTGCATTTCTTTCGCCAAATTCTGACGAGTAGCGGTTTCTTCTTTACTATAACCCTTAACAGCAGCAATCTTCTTTGAATAGGCTAAACCAATTTTAGCTAGTTCCTTTTCTAGTCCCTCATCCATAAGAGCTAGTTCAGACTCCTGATAAGTTTCATGAATTTTCAGTTTCTCTTTGAGAGCTTTTTCCTGTTCACGTTTTTCTTTATCAGTAAGTACCTTTACTGAATTCCCCTTTGTACCACCATTCTCTTTCAAATCAATGGTATCAAGTTGTTCAATAAGAGATTCTGTTATTGATGAAATAGCCTTCTTACCTGCAGCAGCTTTAGTTGCAACATCGATCTCATCTTTAATGACATTATTTGTGCGTCTCCATGAGGTCAGAATTGTAAAGAATCCCCTGTCTTTCAATTCTCCTTCCAATTTCTTACGATTATCTATAGCTAATTGATAATCACTATTTTCATATTCCAAACGAGACTTCAATGTTTCAATATAATCTTCTTTAGCCTTTTTAGCCGCCTCATCAGCAGACATTCCTGAATTTATATATTCTTTATACAATCTCTGCATATTTCTAGCATTCTTCTCCAAAATATCAGATTTCATCATCTCTTTCTGTGCAAAGGCAACAGCCTTATTGTCTGCTTCATCTTGTAATTCAGAATACCCCTTCAACTGTGTAGCAACATTCCTCAACCCTCTTGCCATAAAATCCAGGACATCCTTCATTATACCCTTGGAATCATAGAAGGATAACATAAATGCTTCCCACGCAGAAGAAAGTCCCGCAATAGAACCTTTAACATTGTTACTCATGGTATCTGCCATATCTGCTAGTTCTTTATCCACGCCTGTAATTTGGTCCCTCAATGGAACAATTTTATCAGAAGCTGTAAGAAAAGCATTGAAAGCGGCGACACTCCGTTTATCTGTTAATTCTAAAGTTGTATTCAAATCTACACCTTGTTCTTTCAGTTTCTTTAAGCCAGCAACCAACTCAGGCAATGTTTTTACAGGTTCTCCAAGTGCTTTAGCTAATTTGCCATTGCCATCAGCCAAATTCAACAAAATATTACGAGTGGCTGTTGCAGACATTGAAGCATCAAAACCTGCATCTGCAAGCTTTCCTAACAATGCCAAAGTATCTTCTATTTGGAAATTGAATGCCTTTGCAACCGGACCAACAATAGGCAAGGCGGTAGCTAAGTAAGAAAAAGATAAGGCACTCTTTGATGTAGCAACAGCCATAGCAGATACATAACGTTCTGTTTCTTTAGTGCTAGCATTAAACATTCTCAATGCAGCACCAGACAATGCGGCTGCATCCGAAAGTTCAGCTCCAGTTGCTTGTGCGAATCGTAATATGGCACCTGTCGAATCTAATATTTCACGACGTGTAAAACCTAATTTGGCTAATTCTATTTGTAGTTCAGTAGCTTGTGCAGCTGTATATTTCGTTGTTGCTCCTAATTGACGCGCATCAGTGGTTAATTCTTTGATATTGTCAGCCGTCGTACCTAAAATCGCTGCAAGTTTGCTATTAGCAAATTCAAATTCAACAATGGAACCAACACCTTCACGCAATTGCGTAAACATCTTAACAATCCCTCCAACAACAGCTTGTGCACCAATATATCCAGCAGCCCATCCTTTCAATCCTGCACTAACTTGGCTTAGCCCAGGAGCCATCTCCGTTTTAAGCATCCTTCCTGCATTCCGGGCAATAATACCCATATTCTGCATGGACTTATTACCGTTCTGTATCTCAACCCATGCAGCCTTTACTTCTTCCCGGTATGCACCAATTGTCATTTTCTGTTGACTATATCGATCGGAATTTCGCTTTATGTAATCAGTGTTGATTCCAATAGTAGAATTAAGACGGGCAAGTGTACGAATATAGTTTTCATCCGTATCTTTCAAAACATCAACAGCCTTTTGCAGCTGCTTATTCATTTCCTTTGCTTGTGAACGGCTATGTACTTCCTGATTAGTCAAGGTAATAGCAGTTCTGATAAGTTTTAAACGTTCTTCTTCAGATAAAACAGCTTTCTTACGAGTAGTATTACCGGCATTCTGCGCTTTTGTCAAGTTAGCTTCCGCTTTAGCAGCCTTTTCCAAGGACGCAGCATTATCCGAGTTTGCCTTGGTTAGTTTCTTCAGTTCAGCAGCAGATAATTTCTCTACATTTAGCTTTTCCTCTATCTTCTTACTGACAGTTTGAGTTATTTCAGACTGTTTTCTAAGAGCTTCGGTTAATTCAGCAGATGCAGAACCAGCCGTTTTTGCTTGAGTATTATAAAGATTACTCAACTTTTCAAGATCAGCAACGCCTTCTACATTTAGTTTCAAACCTTTTGCTAATTCTTTGGCCGCATTAGCATAATCAGCCCTCACACGCTCAATAGTATTATCAAGCTCCACCAATTTCTGCAAATCGCTCTCATCAACGAAATCTTTTAATTTTAAATCTGCCATAATTACAGGTAATGTCTATATTCAACAATCTTTCCTTTTATCTCAACTCCTAGTTTATCAAAAGCATAGGTACCATCTTCTTTCTGATAAACGACATACATGCAACCATCCAAAACAGCTGCTTTCTTTGCAAGATCACTGATACGTTCCAGTTCACTCTGCATCTTTTTTATTTCGCAACTACAAGCCATTTTCTACCGATATCCACATTCTGAAAAGAAACGTTCCATCCAGGGACGGAGATACATAATATTAAAGTACTCTTTAGCTGTATCACCAATGCCTAAAATCTGCTCACCGTATTTCTTCTCAATAGAACTACCGTCCGTAAATCCTTTCGTTGAAAATCGAAGCCCGGAATCAATTCTATCGGCAGTTATGCTATCATAGAAAGTACCAGTAATAAAAAGGTTAGGTACCTCAACCGGACGCGGTGGCAAATAAAGCATCTCACTTCTAAGAGGCGGAGTTATCCTCTCCTTCCATCGTTTATATTGTTCCGCACGGTTCTGCCAGGGACCGGGCTCGTTAAAATAGGTGTCAGTATCATAATCAGGATTCAATAGATGTTCGGTACCGTCCAAGCCGGAATATAATTGTTCCTGAATACAATCAACGAGCACATTCTTATGTTCTTCCATACACCTAATACATTCCTCTTCAAACCCGGATGCAATGGAATGAATAACTCTATGTAATTCATCAAAATCTGCCATACAGTAAAAATATAACGGGCTGGGCTGTAATCACACCCCAGCCCGTCGGTTACTTAGTTATCGCATCGTACACTTCCGAGAGCTTCTTCTTACGGTCAGCTTCCTTCAGTTCCTGCCACACGACTTTAATGTGTGCATTAATAAACTCTTCCTTCGTCATGCCCTTCACAGCAGCTTCGACGAACGTAACATTATCTACCTTCATGACACCTGCTCAATACCTCTGATTCCTTTTTCATACAATACAGAAGGAGCTTTCAACGAAGGAACCGCCCCGGCTTTAGGAACAATGGTAATGATACCATCCGAATACGTAGCAGAAGTTACGTTATTCATAACTTCAGCAGCACCATCAGCAATAAGACTGCCAAATTCTTCTGTACGGTCATAACCACCAACAACTTCAACTATTTTGTAAGTATTTTCGGCCTCCAACTTTTGAAACACAACATCAACCAAGCCTTTAACGAAATTCTTGGGATTGAAGTCTAACTGCACGTAGTCAAAGTGCAATTGGCTGTCTTCCACATCTTCATGTGAAAAACTAACAGTCATCGCAGACTTAGCACTACTGGTCGGGTACTGTGTCACGGTCGGATAAACAGTAGACATCGGAATACCGGCAAGGATATCAGTGTCATCATTATAACCGATCAACATATTATCCTGATTCCAAAAGTAAACGTCCCATCCTTTATTGGCACATTTCAGAAGCTGGGCATTCAAAACCTCATCAAATTTCTTCAAAGTGAAGGTGTCTGTTTGAGCGCTTAGCCCGTTGTATTCACTTGCACCGTACCCTACAGCATTAACTTGGGGCTCTCCACCATTCTTGGCATACTCCAGGAATGGCAAAATAGGGTAAATACGCCCGGGACGGTCTGCATGGCACAATTCGAGCAATTTCTCACCTGTTATATCAGCAGGGAGTTTGACACCATGTTCCGCCAAGATAGCACCTTTGACTTTTTTCCAGTCAATACTACAAGCAGAACTACCAGTGTTCATCCGGGAACCCTTACACGTTCTAATCTTTCTCATTTTCTTCTACAATTAAGATTATTAATTTTTATTTCCATCGAGCGTATATTTATGGCATCAATCGGCTCGCTCACAGCCTCACCGGAATCTGTATAGGCTCCGTATCTGCCATATGAATAGTTTTCTGAATAACTATGTTTCACTTTTTCGTCATAGTCGCAGTCGAACCGGGAATCTTCATATAATACTTCCAATAAACGTTTATAGATTGGCCGAAGGATATTTTTAAAAGATGTGGTTCTGCGCATCTCATTGCTCCACTCTTTACAAGAAGAGCAAGCTATAATTAACGAAACCTTTGCTTTTGAAAAATAATCCGCGTCACCTCTATCCTCACTAATTGGAGTAAATAGTGCAACCAATGGAAACTTCCTTTCAGACTGGGCAGAAGACTTACTGTATTCATCTAAAATATCTTTGATATATTGACTGCTACCGAAGATGTAATTCAACCTTGGGGACTTCACAACTTTAGTTCCCCCTTTCCCATTTGGATAGAGGATTTCAAGCCCTTCTGGAAGTTCCTTTACAATCTCCTCAAACAGTTCTGTTATATCTAAATCTATCATAAATTGAAAGCATTAATTGGGGTCAAAAGATTCTTGGTTATTTTCACATCGAAAGGACAATCATTTGACATAGCCCATTCAACAAACTGTTTATTCTTCTCTACCATGCTATTCCATGTGCTTACTTGTCTCTTCAAAGGAGCTACATATTCATTAGCGCATTTCAAACGGACAAGCCCGGTTATTGTAGCCTGGGTGTTTGCGTCACGAAGAATATGATAAAAGACATAGTCAGCGAACGGTTCACACAGCTTCTCGCATAATACTGCATATCCGGACTGGGGGGCTTCCTTCTCTTCTGAAATATCAACTTCATCTGAAGAATCTTCCTTTTCCCGTTCAATAAGCTCCAAATAATCTGTGATAGCTTGGGAAAGAGTCACACCAACAACATTCCGGAGAAATTCGGGCTGAAATGCCTTAATATACCCATTTATCACCTCATTCACAGCAAGAGATTGGGGCGAAGGCATTTCAGCGACCGAAACATTCTCAATATGCCTGGGACCTGACATAAAATATGAAACATCAATCAACATAGCGATAGTTATTTAGAAGTCTTGCCTTTCCCGGTTTTCTTTTCATCTTCCACGGAAACGGCTTTATCATCTGTAACAGTTACCTCCTTGGCATCTTCCTCTTGCAAATCTTTTGAATCTGCAACCGGAAGATTCTTTTCATCAGAAGGCACCTGTACTTCAAGTTCTGCAATGCGAACTTTCATTGTTTCACGCTCTTCTGTCAGTTCAACAATTGTCTTATCTTTCTCTGCAATGGATGCAGTAAGCCTGCCAATCTCTTCATTTTTCTCTGCAAGCATACATTCCAATGTCTTTCGGGCATCTTCTTCTGTAACAAGACCACATTCGGAAATAGGGATGAGTTGAATCATCCCTCTATTAATCCGAATGCGTTGCTCTTTAAGCACATTGGTTACATCCTTATCGTTACCTCTAAGTATGTAATCCATAATCCTACGCTTTAGTTATTGCAGTCTTCAATGCGGCCAAATCCCCATAAGCGAAAGCCCACGGCATATAAATCGGGAAGATAACTTCTTCTTGTGCCATCAGCACAACCTCATTGCAAAGCTTGGTCTCCACATCTTCAGCCCATTCAAGTGTCAAAGTGGTATAATCAACCAAATTTGCGGCTTGGTTAAAGTCACCTAAAAGATACTTACCTGGAAGAATGCCACCATACTCGATAATCGGACGACCGGCAATATATTTCACCCCATCAACCATTTTAACGATACCAAGATTACGTCCTGTCGTATCTTTCTCTGATTCCATACCGTTAACAGTCATTGAATTAAGAATAATGGCATTCGGAAAATACTGGGCATATGTCATTGCGGCGAAAGCTGTTTTCACTACATCTTCAGAGTTGGGTTCCTCAATGTTCTTAAAGCCGGCTTCATGAACACTGAATGTCATTTTATCCGTAGCCGTTTCAGCACCGGAGAACGCGACACCAGGAATAAGGATACGACCATCTTCCATTTTCACAAGAGCGTGTGTTTTGTTCAGTTCTGTAAGAACAGCGGCACCAGCGAACGTGATACTCATTCCATCAAGAATCAAATCCTGTGGTTCTGCAAACTCTACAATCACATCCTTATCACCGTTATATCCGGTAATAGCTTTTACAGCACCGGCGGCACCTGTAACAATGGCTGTACTGATAATCTTCTCTACAGAAGTCACCCCAGTATTATTAATAATACCAAGCAAATTCTCACCATTACCGTCACCAAACAAGATGTTCCAGTCTTCTGCCATCCAAACAGCTTCAGGAAGCATGTTCAAGATGTAGGAACGAATGTACACTCTTGATTTCAACATACGTTTTGAAATACGGATATGAGTACCAAGGCGCTTAGTTCCTGTCTGTATCTCTTTTACCTTGATACTTGATTCCGGTAAACGACCGTTCTCAGTTACAAAACGGGCATTACGGTTGAAAGCATATACTTGCGCATAGGCGAGTTGAGGATATGCAGGATCAGCTGTCAGCGTCGTTAATACATCACGCATATGCAACTTTTTGTTGGCAACCTGAGTCACAACACGTTTCTGTTGTTGAGTAATCAACAAATCACCGGTGTAATTGTCAGTCATGGAAACGACATCTTTCAAGGAGAAGCCGTCAAATTCTCCTGATTTGCGTGTTTTTCCTTCTGCGAAATCTCTGAATTTTTCAGAATCAAGCATCTCGTTCAACTTCTCATCGAACTTGTTGATAGTATCCATAGAAAGACCTTTCTGCTTCATTTTCTCGATACTTTCACCAAGAGTTTTAACTTGTTCTACAAGTTGCTCGTTGTCCTTTACCAATTGCTGGAACTTTTCTCCATCATAGGCTTTCAATAGATTATTGATGTCACCAAACTGTTTCGTTACCTCCTCCGGTGAAGCAAATCCTTCAAGTGACTTGTTAACTACTTCACACATCATGCCGGCGATATTTTCCATAAATGTTTTCTGTTCTGCCGGCAGACCGTCCGTTTTCAGATTAAAATCTGATACTGTAAATTTTCTAATTGGCATAAAATTTAAATTTTAAGTTATTTATTCTCGAAACAGCTATTCAAACTCTTGAAATCGAGTAAAGTGCCATTATCAGCGGCTTTAATCGTTACTTCATCGTCCCCATTTTCCCCGTCATTCTTTTCTTGAGTGTCAACAGACGGCTCATTTTTTCCGGTGGTATCTTCAGAAGTATTTTGCAGAATAGCATTCGAACGATATACTTTTCCCCAACAGTGGGGACATCTTACATAATTCATAAGGTCTTGTAGACCCTTTTGAGTAAATTCTTTCTTTTCTGATTTGACAGAATCAATAAGAGAAATTACTTGGGTTCTAATCTCCGGAGTGAGCTTCTCCATTTCTTCCCTTACAATGTCCTGTGTTATCCATCTCTGATAATCAGCAGCATAATCTAATACCTGTTGGGCAAAGGTATGCTCCGTTTCTGCATCATAATCAAATTGATAACCACAATGAGGACATGAGACAACGGCACCACCGTTGAGGCTCTTCAGTAATAAACTTAATTCCATATCGTATCCTTTTAAACGTTCATCACTATATCCATGCTGCAAGAACGCTTTCCGGACGAAATCAACAGCCTCCTTTACCTGGTCAGCAGTAGCAGACTTAATATTCACAAGGAACGTCTGGGGATTACTCCCCCAACTTGTCAATGTTGAATATTCCATCATACGCCATTCAAGCACCTTACAAGGATCGATAGAATCCCTTTTGATAGCTTTTACTCCGATAGAGTGTTCTAGGGTTCTTCCATTCTCTGCAAACAGCTTATAATCAGCCAACGTGTCACGTCCAATCTGTTTTTCAAGATTTAACTGACCGACCATAACCAAATTACCTTCTGTTTCCTTACCACTCAACGGAACACCTAACAACTGGTCTGTACGATGATTCAGGAACCAACGCATCCGACCAATATTTTCTTTCAATGTCTTATTGAATGAGCCGGGCATAGATATGTCATTTTGTGAGTCCTTCACACCGATACCGTTCACCGCAACGGTAACGATACCCTTCTCATCAACATCATTTGCCTTTGTCTTGTACTGAAGGCTTTTGATTTTCTCTTCCATCTTTTTCATCTCCACTTTTAGTGTTAAAAACTCGATTTACTTTATCCAGTTCCTCATCTGACATATCAAATTTCAATTTGTCAAACAAGGGATTTTCTATCATACTTTCGCCTATTTGGGCACGCCAGTCATTGAGTGTTATAAGCCCACATGAGAATTGTTCACGACAACGTTTATTTATATTTGTCTTTACGTCCTCGGATTCTTTCAATCCTTCCTGCAAACAATCAACATCAGAGAAATCACAATCCAAATAATATCCACCTCCTTCAAGACCAAGGAAAGCTGTAAAATCCTTGCAGAATTGTTTGGCCATAGGAATAACAGTTGAACAATATACGCTCTTTTCAGCAGTAGCCTGATTGCTAAATGTGGACTGGTCTTTTCGCGGAACAAGAACGGCAGGGATGCCGTATGCCCCTGCAATATTTATTGCATCAGCCAAAGTCTCTTCAAACGGCTGTAACTCTGCAATAGAAAGATTAGTACGAACAAAGTCAATGTCTGCATCTGAAATACCATAAGGTACCTGGCCCTTCCTTACACCATACTTCTCAAAATTTTGCTTCAAAAGCTGTTCCTTTTCATCGTCAGTCAACGCTATTGAACCGGTAGCATCAGTTTTCTTACTTACAATAAAGCCCAATCCACCCCGCTTTACATAAATCACATTTCTAGCTTCATATACAGCTATTAGATTTGACATTGGCTTATTTTGGGAAGCAAGACGACTTTTGGACTTCAAGAACATAGCCCCTGAATAGAACTCTGCACTTCCGTCTCTATCATGCCATATTTGGTATGGAGGAATTTCCAAACTACCATTCCAACCATACTCCAAACGATAGCTACGAATAATATCTTCTGTTTGGGCAATGCCAAACAATGGCATATTCCCGTAAACAGGTTCTACAATAGTCTTATCAGAAGGTAGCACCCAATAATTATCGCAATATCTCCATTTTTCAGCTGTAGAAAAGACATCAGGCATAGCGGCACGAATAAAGCTATTCCCTGTACACAATTTATAAATATGGTGCTGATAAATCAATTCTTTCCAACGCATCAAACAATTAGGACGACTAAGTATGCCATTCATTCGTTTATTCGCCCATACTATACTGTCATCCTTAGTTTTCTTCAATTGAAAATTAGCACCTGCAATTCGCGATGCAATATAATCGATCGGGAAAAAGACTTCAGGTATCGTACTGAATAGCGTTAGATAGTTACTGCCCGCTACAATAGGACTAGTAAGGTCCTCAATGTATGCAACTGACCATTTTTCAGTCTTGCCACTTTGAGTATCTATATCCTTATTTTCAGATGAAGTAACTATTTCAACTTCACCTTTAGTCTTAGATTTCTTTCCAAATAGATTATCAAAAAAAATATTCATTGGGTTCCTTTTTGAGCAAAACTAAGTAAAAAGGAAAACCGTTTTCCAAAACACTAAAATCTTGAAATTACGAAAACATAATACCAACAATATAACATTCTTATTTTCAATCACATATAGCACATTTCAATTCAAACCTAATTTTACAACGAACTGTACTAGCCCACTCAAAACAGCACTGGCCTCTTTTGTTTCACTATCTTTATTATAGTCCATCAGATTATTCATGAAGGCAACATATTCCGTATCAGATTCTACTTTTGATGCAGAAAAAAGAATACTATTTTTCACATAATCAGATGTTGCAGCAATACGCTTATCTACATCCGGAAACTCTTTCATTACACGAATCTCCTTGTTTGTACTAGAACGGAGTTCCCGGATAAAAGGGAAATAAGCATCTGTACATTCAATTACACATGAATCAGATTCATGGGACAAAATAGAAGAACGTATATCTTCTGTTGAAGTAGTATCCATAAATACGACATCAACAACATGCCATTTATTTCCACATCTAAACGCTTGTATAAGGACAAATTTCCCATTAACATTCGGCATCACATATAGAATCTTCTTAGTGTATTTACATTCGGTATCTGGATTGAAGAAATTAATAGTGCCATTACAAGCATACAAGTTTCTTTTTCGCCGGTTACTAAACTCTATATACTGCTCACTACACAAATCCACAACGACATATCGGAACGTATCAGACAGGTGCCCGTGCTCCTCATAAGTCTGCAAGGTAGTTTTATTCTTGACCTTAGTTTTAAGAATGGCACCGTTAGCATCTTTCTGTACGCTCATGTAGTCCTCAATAGATACCGAACATGATTCGTCAATGTATATCTCTATACCGGGAACAGTACAATCAAAGATAGCATTGATAAACTCACCGGTCATGGCAACACTCGGATTCTTATTGCCTACCTTATCCTCAATCTCGAATCCTTCTTTCTGCAATGTATCTATGAATAAGTCCATCCAAGAACGTTTTTCATCATCAATGCTATTGGCCGCCTTTGTTGAGGCATCCCCGTGTAGGTAGACTTTATCACTATACCTGATATCTTTCAGATACTTGGCTACAAGTTTAGAGGACTTCTTTACTGTATTGTTAGGACTTTCGGCGCATGTCTCATGGAACTGCCAAACCTTGATACCGGTAGTGAAATCTACTTGCCAGTACGACACACTGATATATGGCAGTACGTTATTATCTACTGATATATGAATAGGCAGGTCCGGGATATATTTATGTTCACCGGAATGTTTGCCACGGTTGAACGAACCGAAGAACTCGCTACCGGTACGAATAACACCCCACTCTCCCAATGCGTACACATTGTAATAATCCGGATCGTGGACTCTATCATACTCAAAGTCGGCAACACATTGCTCATCATAGAAACCATACGTACCGTCAGGACTACCGACCACCCAAAAATTATTCAAATAGGTAGATTGGATAATAACTGTATTAGGTGCCTGTTCCTCGATTTGCTTAGTACGAAGATTAAGTATTTGCCTGGGTGCATTCTTCTTTACGGATTTGACCTTGGTAAGTTCTTTCGGCAACTCTTTGCCGGCAATGGTAACCGTCATCGGTACATCATGCCATTTGTCTTTATCAATGAACTCTTTCTTTATCCAGTGGCTTTCACTGATCGGATTAAAGGTACAAATAATCTGCTGCCCTTTCTTACCACGCAAACGCTTACGTAGCTGCTTGAAATCCGGATGCTCGAACTCTGACCATTCCTCTAACTGAACACGCTTATAGTTGGAGATACCTTTTATCTTTTCCGGATCGTCAAGACCGGAAAAATCTATCTTCGCACCATTAACCAGACACTTAATAGTATTCTGTTGGAACTTGAACAAATGGGATATGCCAAGACCGGCCGCAGCGACTTTATAATCTTCATAAATGGTTTTGAGAATAGAAGCTCCTACTTTACGCATGACAAGAGTGTTCTCACCATCCTGTAATGTCTGTATCAGTATTGTTTGTGCCACACTATACGACTTACCGGAAGATGAACCTCCATAGAGAATGATAAAACGGATAGTCTCATCATTCAAGTACTTCAATAGATAGAATCCGTTAGGATTTAGCTTCTTATAATTTATAACCATATTGTTCTAAAAGTAAGGTTTCTCCGCAGAATGAATACCGGATTTTGCAGTTCAAATTGTTCTATTCTTCCGAATTCTCATTATCTTCAAATCCGATACGAAGTTCACCGACTTTATTTCCGTCTCCACCTTTGATGTTGACATTCTTATCGGCTTCCCATCCATTCCAGGCACCAAGAATCCGGGCGGCTTCTGTCTTGCCGTTGAACTCATAATTAACCACTCCTCTATTATTCTGAATCTTCTTCAACGCATTACGGGCGCGCTTTGGAAGTTGGGACGGACTTCTCATCTTTGTTTTCCCGGTAACAGGGTCTACATAATGTAAATCATCGGGATCAGCGAGTACAATATCCATTAATACCTTCTCGACCGTTTTCCTCTCTACTTCAGTCTCTTTCGCCCTCTGTTGCTTAATCTCACTTATCCTTGCACTAACCTTGCTATTGGCTAACAATCTGCTAGCAGCACTCCAAATCGTTTCAGGTTTCATCTTTGACGCATCATAAGACATCCTATATGCTTCACTAGCATTACCTTCTGTATCAACGTAGTATTTACAGAATTTCTCTTGCTTGAATGTTAATGGTTTCTCTTGCTTTCCCATATCATTTGTTATTTATTCCTACGAGAAAAAGAAGCTGCTCTCTATCCTTTAAAAGCTCATAGGTGGCAAGCAGTGTGCTGCCAGTTGTTAATATGTCATCATACACTATTATTTTCTTTTCCTTTATCGGACGAAGAAGAAAGAATTCTGGATTCAATCTATCTTTAGTTAGGCACTGGATTGCATTCTCATAGAATGGTATTTTCACCGCCCCAGCTATTTTCGTGCAGATAGAGGTTGCAAAATGAAAGCCCTCGTAGTGTCTCCGTCGCGGTGTGGTGACTATACACCATCCTTCACATCCCCCTACAATGAAGCGGTGGAGAAACTCACACGCTCTCTCTGCAAAGAATGATGCAAGTTCCTCCGACTGTTTAATTTCTGAAAAGCTGGTACCAGTCTTGGAACGGGTGAACTGGGAGATGTAATAGATATCACCCTTTTTATGAAGTGATACCTTTTCTTTCAGATCACATAACCGTTCCTGATGAGACCAGCTCTTACATTTCACCGCTTCCGGCTTATCCCAGTCGTCAATACGACATATCTTTCCCTTTCCTTTCATCAAAGATCTTCTTTACTCCGTCCTCGACAGATGTGTAAGACAAAGGTACTAAATAGATATCCCGGTTCACCGATTGCTCCAAATTGTCAAAATCACGTTTTTTATTAATCAACTCTATTTCAATCGGTTTGTAGTATTTTACTAAAGATGCAAAATACATAGTAGTCACAGGCTGAACGTTACAGATGTTGATGAGCTGACGTTTACAGCCCACCGCATAGATAAGTCCCTCTACAATATCATCTATGTAAGTGAAGCACCGGATATTCTGACCACAGTTGTATAATGACACGTTTTCCTTTTCCATCAGGAACCAGAGAAGAGTTCTTTTTCGCGGATTAGGTCCATATACATTATGCAGCCGGCACCCGGTCGCAGCCTTACAATAGATAGATGCATACTGTTCATCGAAATACTTGCTTATTCCATACATGGAAGTGGTATTCTCCGGATTAGCCGTTGACGAACTGGCATATATTAACTTCACATGATTTTGATTGCAAGCATCAGCTACTCGCATGAAAGTATCAATGTTATCCTTCCTGATCTGCTCCAAATCTCCATTGAATACACTAGTCTGCGCGGCCAGGTGAAACACACAATCAATATCACCATTTTTTAAATACTCTGAAACAGAAGAAGCATCAGTTCCAATTTTTCTGTCGATCTCTACTAAATCAACTCCACCCTTCTTTAACTTATGGCAAAGGGCTTTTCCTACAAATCCCTCACTACCTGTTACAATCATCTTCATAATCAACAAAAAAATAAAAGAGGATATCCTCAATAGATATCCTTACCGTTAATAATTAGTTATTCAGAAATAGTTTGCTGTTTTTTTGAAATAGGAATCCTACCTGCGCTCTCAACAAACTCCCGGCTTACATCTCCTTTGGTTGTCAAATACACATATCTCCCATTATCATCAAAACGGTAAACTTTAATTCCTTCCACTTCAAATAGAAATTTCACCTCATAGTAATCAGTAGGTGAAACTACTTTAGGCTCATTACACGAAGCCAGAAATAACACTAGAAAAGCAATTAATATTTTTTTCATTATCACAAAAAATAAAGGGCGCATCAAAAAGACGTACCCAGGTTCAACATGAAATCCTAAAGATTAAATTTTATTTTTGAAAATACTCCCTACACTTAAACCCCTTTCGAGGGGTGAAGTCTTTAAACTCACAACTTCTAAAAATCCACTTTTTGTCAGCCCATCCGGCTAAATCCTTTTGCCATTGAGGGATAATTTGATGCGGATTATTTAAATCCCTATAAGGCTGGCAATGCGGTAAGAACCGACCGCCTTTCACTCTCCAATGATTTACTCGGGTGAATGCTTCCTTGAAGTCATTCAATAAAATACAGTAGAAGAAGTATTCACCCTTATAGCCATATTTATCAATCAACGCTGTAGCACGCTCACACTCTGCAATTTGCCCCGGTGTATCGCAACCAAATCTTATACGCTTCATCCACTTTACCTTTGCAAGCAACTTGGCAATATCATCCGTTACCAGCCGGGCGTCTAATCCCTGATTAAAGTCAACCCGCACGCCCATGGAAATTATTTTTTCAATCTGCTGTAACCCGTACTCTGATGCAAGTACGTTGTTATCCATAAGAATCACATTTTTTCGTCCGGCAGATACTTCCGCAATATCCATGTAAGGAACGATGTTTCCTTCTTTGGCAGGTACAACACACCATTTACAACGATTAGGACACCCCCTTGTCAAAAAGCCATAAGCCAAATTCTTATCAATGTTATACAGATCGTAATCAGGAATCATTCTATCAATTTCTGGCAAAAGAACCTTTTTTATGTCATACCCTGTACCGCCTTTCTCAACTTGATCGGCATTGATGTAATAGCCGTAATCCGGCGTAAAGCTAAATACTTTTGCAATGTAAACCTTATCATAAGAACAAAGGGGATTATACCATTCTACATTATCACCTCTTGCCTTGTGATAGCTACTTATCTTCATCAAAGCTAGATTAGGATAATTGCTATCGACTGCTAATATTCCAATATTCATTACTTTTTTAATTATATAATTCTTACTTTTGCGCTGCACTTCTAGGGTTTCTACTTTCTTTCACTAGAATGGCTATTATCAAGATAAACAGAAGAGGTGGTTAGAAGTCTCCGTGTGGGAGATTTACGCTTTGTCATCAAGATAGGTTAGTTTGCAAACTTATAAAATCCTAACAAATGGAATATATAATACTCCTTTTGATAACAATCGTTGGCGGTGTAGCTGTCCATCAGATTAATAAGATGATAGATAAATATCTTGATTAAACAGCTTTCTGGAAGTTGTGCCTGCTGATTAATAATTAGCAGGCTTTTTTTACGACTATACTTTTACTCATTTCTGTTCTTTTATTGAATTATTCTACAAGTACATTCGACCAATAACACGAAAAAAGTAATGCCAAAAAGAAATTTCCAATACTTGATTCTTCTTTCATGCCTACTTTTATATAGACTCCATTCATATTCCACAACTTTTTTGCAATCGTCTTTGTAGTGTTCAAAATGTTTGTCAATGTAATGAGTAATATCATCAACAATGATGTGCTTTACCTCATCAGATACAGATTCGGGGTAGCCACGTTCATCGTAATTTAATTCGGTAATAACTTGTTGTCTTATTACTTTCTCCACGCCATTTATACGGAAGCGCATTGATATTCCACTTGATTTGACATGACGCAAGAACATTTCTTTAGCAAGTTTTTCTACCTCTTCTTCTTTTAGTTTGGCTATTGAGTCAATTCGGTCGAACTCTGCTTCATCAACAATGATAATAGGATTCTCCGGCTTCATTCTATGTATTTCCATAATGTTCCTTTCTATTCTATTATTAGTTAAAACTCTTTGATTAATCTCCAATTCTTACTAAAGTATTGTATTTTCCAGTTTGGGTGACAATTTAGTTTTTTCCCTTTATTATCACCTTCTAAAAAATATACATCCAGATTAGCACTACTATTGTGCCCAACTATTATCCCCTTATCACCGTGTACTTTAACATTCATCCCAACATAAGCAAAAGGAATCCCCCTATATTTTGCATTATCTTTAAATGCTTGTGTTGTTTTAGGACTATCTACACGGCAAATAATGGATAGAAAGCAATCATCCGCGCAGCCATCCAACATGTGTATATAGGCTTGCTTTGCTTGTCCAGTAGATGTAGCAAAAGTACTCCACCAATGTTTACCATCAAGAGAGCATTTATAGTATCTTGGAATTACTTTTTTATTCATATCTATATTGTTTTGAATTACTTTTTTATTACAACTGCCATAGTACTAACAGTCGTTCCACTTTCCCTGAATTCACCGGCTCCAATTTCAAAAACTTCTCCATGAACTTCTTCCAGCCATTCCCGGAACTCAACACATTTCTTTTCAGACGCAAATTTCCAATGCCGGCTGGTTATAGCCGCAAGAATTCCACCTTCTTCCAAGCGTTCATACATAAGTCTTACATGGTCAATATCCTGATTACCGGAAAATGGAGGATTAGCAATAATCTTAGTGTAATGCCCTACACTGTCTTTCGTAAAATCTTCATCAAGCAATATTACGTTATCAAGTGTATGAAGGAACTCCCTGTTTTCCGGCATCAGTTCATAGCATTCAACTATTACTGACGGGCACGACCGATGAATCGCTTTTATCAGAGCACCGCGTCCGGCACTTGGTTCAAGTACGGTATCTGTTTCGTGAATTCCACCGGCAAGCATTACCAACCAGTCTGCAATATTAGCAGGTGTTTCAAAGAACTGAAAGTCTTTTTGCAAATCGCACCGCTTACCTTCTTTCAAGATGGAGAACACACGTTCCGGATTAAAAGGAAATGTGAATCCCTGTATCTTACCTCCCTGCCATGAGCCGCCAGCTTCTTCTATCCATTTCTTTGCTTCAGCATAGGATTTCTTATTGAATTGTACTTTCGGAAGTTTGAGAACACTATCCTCAAGAGTACAATGCTTCAGTATTTCTTCCACATTCCATTTTTTACCTTCGTCAGCCTGTTTCTTCCTTTCATCAACCGGAACGTCCGGCGCTAACAGTGAGGATATTTTCGTAATGACCATATTACTCGCATCCATGAAAGTATTAACACAGGAAAGCGCTTCCATAAGAAATTCAGTATCAACATATCCGGCAGCGTCATAAACATCTATGCCTTCAGTCATATCCGACAATTCATTGAGCTGGGCTACACTACCACGTAACGTTTTTATTAAAGTCTCTTTGTTGTTCATCATAACTTTTTTGTAAATAAATTCTTGTTGTATCTACACTACCATGACCAAGAAGGTCTGCTAATTGAATTACATCTTTGGTTTTCTTCAGGAACATTTTAGCAAAGAAGTGCCGGAAGGCGTGAGCGTGCATTTTTTTCGAATCGATACCACAATGTTTACCCCATACTTTCAGATGCTGTGAAAGACCTCTTTGAGTCAACGGCCCGAATCTCCCAACAGCAAGAGTACCGGACTTGCCTGTCTCCTTTATATAGTCTTTCACTTCCCTCTGCAATTGCTTTTGGAAAAAGAAACGCCGATACTTGTTCCCTTTCCCTTTCAAAACAACTTCGCCGGCCGCTATATCCTCCCACGTGAATTGCTGAAACTCCGAGAGCCGAGCTCCTGTAGTACCCAATACCTTAATGAAGAAATAGTAATCCTTGTTGAGTTTTGTTTTCAGATACTCCAGTAACCTATTATATTCCTCTTCTGTCGGCACATTGTTTACATCCAACTTGCGTTTCATTCTAGGTCGTTTCAGTTCAATAGGTTTCTTCACCCATTTGGAGAACTTCTCAATGGCTGTAATACGTAATCGAATGGTAGCTGGAGAAAGTTTTTCCTCTTCAAGGCTTTTTATAAATCGTCTGCAATTATCCATATTTAGTTCATTGGCGTATTCAAAATATTTTCTCAACGAGGTATAATAGACATCAATTGTGTGAGAGGAATAATCATTGTTATCAGTCAACCATATTATAAAATCATTAAGCAGTTTCTTATTCTTCTCTGAAATAACCTCAAGTTTCTCCAAAGGCTTTACAGCCTTTTCCCGTCGGCCATATCCGATTTTAAGATAAGACAATAAATCACAAACAGCCTCACACATAAACGAATGGCGCACCATAGCATCAGCATTTTTATGTTTATATTTATAATAACCACGACGATTGATTTCTTCGGAATTTTCAAGAAAATCAGTCACATATTTGATGTATTTCCCGATGCTATCATAGCTCCTACCCGTCGTATACAGGTAGGATATGTAATCTACCAATATTTGTTTTCGTTTATCATCCATTTTTTTGATTTGAGAGTTAATACTTCTTCCCGTGCATCTTTTCACGGAGTTCGTTATACTTCATTTTCTGCTCGATGTGCCAAAGCAGGTCTATATCTAAGTGCTTGGCAAGCCCAAAGATTGATAGTATCATATCATTCACGGCTGTAGGTAAATCAAATATTCCGTCATACCTAACAGGAAGTGTAGAGATGGAATAGATTGATTCGGTGAAAGTTTCGTCTTTACAGGCTTCTGCCATATCTTCAATACAGTCATCAATATCTCCGTTGGCAAGTTCAAGGTTTATTCCTCGAAGTCCTGCAAGATCAAGCAAGCGGATAACAGCATCAGCTAATTCTTCTTCGATTGAACCTTTAATGGTTTCGTTATATGCAACTTCGTAACCGCGCTCTTTGGGAATGTCAGAATCCAATCCTTGACAAATGCGGCTGTTAGCAATCTTCTTATTATACCGATCAACATTAGCACGCCTTCCTTTTCTATCTGCTTCCACAGCTTCCATCAGTTCAGAAATCACAAGGCAAAGAAAATGATTGTTACTTAGCTCTTGATCGTGAAACCCATGTTCACAAGCTGTTTTATATGCTTTGTCTCTTAATTCATTTAAATTCATTTTACTCATCCTTGTAATGCTTAAATATATCTATCCAATTCCTTTTCTAATAATTCTCCATCTATTTCAGGAAACAGCTTCAGAACTAAATCCAATGATTTGCAATAATTGTTATTGTATTCTTCAGTATCCATTAATCGAAGTACCATAGAACAAAAGATACTTTTTGTGTCTTTTAATTCGCCTTTCATCAACAATTTTGATAGTTCGATAATTTGACCAGTAGGATTATGAAAACTTCCGTTTATATATTGAAAAATTAGTCTTCCTTCAAATTGGCATATTTCACAATCTAGTTCACAATCAATGTACTCTATCTTACCATTTATGAATTCACAATAAACACATTCACTATTAGAAGCAAATAAAATTGCAAAATCATAGATATCATCACTATTACCTACAATTATTGAAGTAGATTCAAGAGTTTCCGAAACACCATTATTCCACTTTGCATCTTCAATAAGTTCCCTCACATATTCTTGAACTCTTGTGATGTTCTGCTCTATTAAATCTTTTTTACTCATAATTTCAATTCAATTAAGTTCGATTATTTTTTTGCAATATTCTCCCAAAAAACAGCACCTTCAGGAGTATTATAAAAAGGGAATGAAATAGCTAGAAACCGATGAAAGCAGCAATCAACATCTAACAAATTGTTCATCCGTTCTTCATTTGTCATTGAGAAGTCAGGACACTCAATATTAAATGTCTCATTTGCTCTTTCTGTATTATATTTCCATTGATTGAAAATACCTAGTCTTTCTAATTTTTCTATTTTTTCATTCCTCTTCATATTGATTGACTTTTAATGCTTTACATCTATAAAGGTAATCGTTATTGACAAGTTTAGCAAACAGAAACTTCGCCTTTTTAACGCCATTTTATTCAGTCTTTTTCTTCAACAATTCAAGTACTTTTCTTTCCCCTTCTTTTAGTCCATCGACGTAGCCTTTTGCATGTTCACCGGCATTATATACTATAAAAGAGAGGATCAACAAAAACAGTCCGAGCGAACGATGCCAGTATGGAAGTTGGACTGTGAACGGCTTGATTGTTATAGAAAAGTGTCCTACATATAGCAGGAACACAAACAAAATCACACATGAAATAATTGTTGTTTTCATATTAATCTGTAAATAAATTAAGTTGAGTTGTAAACTCGGGTTTATAAATTCTAAATTTACGGTTAAAGAAAGTCTCAAAGGCTGTTACAATTTCAGAGATGGTATTATCAGCAATTCCTAATAATTTATCATCGGCAACTATAAGAGATAAAGCCTTGTCAAGAGTCATTTTCTTCTCAATAAACAGGGAATACACCAAATATCTACGGGTATATTCCCCAGCCTTGAGTGACTCAACTTCTTCAGGAGTGGCCTTTCTCTTGTACAATACTTTATACCAATGTGTTTCAGCAGTACGAGCACGCTTTTGTCTCGGTAACAAGTCATAAAACACGGCAATTTCATTCTTTTGGATACACTTATGTTTTTTACGAACACCATACATCACATAAGGAGTGTTCCAATCAGGATGAGTCTTTCGATATTCAAGCTCCAGCTCTCGATCAATAAGATCTTGCTCAAAGTCTTGTTTCATTAACCATTCCTCGAACCAGGCAGCAAGTGCTTCTTCTCGATCATAATAATCTTTTCCATTTATACATAAGGGAATCATAATAACTATTTTTGTTGCATTTCACGTTTAAATCTTTCCTCTAAATCAAAAATGGTTTCTCCACTATTACGCCGATAGGGCCTATCGGTATTTAACTGAAGTTCTTTCAGCTTTTTCCAATACCATGGAAGGTACAAATACATATTCTTCAACTCCTTCAAGTTCTTATTTCCACAACACCAGCAACTCACACGATCAAGTAGCTCATATAGCCTTACTCCATCCTCATGCCAAACAAAGCCTTTTGTGTAACAATACTGGAGTGCATCTGCTTCAGTAATGCCCCAATCACGAAGTGGTAAAACCCGATTTGGTCGTTTTTCCTTTTCAAAACGTTGGGTCTCATCGGCAGCAATACCGACATAATCAATTCCGTCTTTTGTGTGAGCTTTCAATGCACGAAGTTTTTCACTCGTTCCCCACCGGCATGTTCCCCCACACCAACTATATCCTTTTTTATGGATAATATTGGTCCCTCTTTTCTTAACCGACCTTTCAAACATTGTCCAAAGAAAAGGTTGCTCCGGATGCAGTTCTGTATATTTAATGCCAAGTTTTTTAAGAATTGGAAGAACAGCATCACGAGTGTTATAGATTGCCTGAAATTCCATACCTGTATCATAGAAAACGACTTCATCCAACTGATATCCTTTATCTATTAGCATGAAAAGCATTGCCAAGGAATCCTTTCCAAAGCTGACTGAAGCATAATATTTCATACAAAAAATTTAATAGACAAGTCACTTTTTCTTCTTTGCCCTCTGATTATTAATCTGTGACATACACATACGGCACCAGGAAGTCAACAAATGATATTCCTTACCTTTTCTCACCACTATACGATTGTAGAACCGGTTCAAGTAGAAGTAATTTCCGCAATGGGTACATCTTTTCATTTCACGTCCTGAATCATCTATAATCCGATTACGCGGCTTACGACGAATTAGAGTACAACTTTTACACTTCTCATCAGTTTCGCGGTGTCGCCGGCAATGTGATAAGGATTTTGCTCCACATTTAGCAAACACCTTACAATCTCTACGAGGTATTGATTGACACACATTCATGGCTTCCTCGCATTCAAGAATTTATTTACTACACGAGAAAGTACATCCTCATTCTCCGGCATCAGCCATTCTTTTGCAACGTTCCAAGCAATACTCATAGCCGGATTGAAGTTATCCTTCCTGACAGTGTGATGAGACAAACGTCCTTCAGTGGGCTTCAAACCCTTATCATGTAAGATACACAGTCCATTCTCGAAAAAAGCACAATACTCTTTACCAGCAACGGGCTGAATCATCGGAATAGCAATATTAATAACCCCTAAGAATATACCAGCAGCCCAGTTCGTCAGCGCTAACCTGTCGGCATAACCTGCATCAATAATTCGTTCAATATCATCAGGAGTACCTAAACATGGCGTATGACATTGTTGTTTACAAACACTGCATGAGCATTGTACAGGTACACGACCTGAAGCCCTCATTACCCTTTGTAATGAAGTTTCTTTAGATAATTCTCTCATAGTAAATTATTTGAGATACTACAGATTAGTAAACATCGCCCCACAGCTTTACTGCAAGTTTGTATTTCTTTTGCAACTCATTCACTTCTTTTGTTGCATAAGTGAGAGTGTAAGAGTGGCTACGTGGATATTTGCCGGACTTCAACCCTTCATGATATTCTTTTGCTTGTTCCAACTTATGTTCGTAGAAATCTATACTTTCCGGCATGGACAAGTTTATCGTATTAGCCCTTTTTTCCCAATACTTCGCAACTCTTTCATGTTCGGTAGCCTTATCGCTAAACTCAACGCTTTTCCCCATGTTATTCCAAGCATCATCTATCATTTTGCGATGTCCTCGTTCGCTATGGTGTCCAACTTTGATAGGCTCACCCAAAGAAAGGAAATCGCGATGTTTATTTGATTTCTGAAAATACTCATTACTTTTTTGTACAGCCGATGACGCCCATTCATGCCTGCGTTCCGCTCGTCGCTTCGCCCATTCTTGAGCATTAAAGCCGTCAGCTCTAACGATGGAATAATAGTAAAACCCATCTTTTTCGAAGATTAGATTAAATACTATACTTTCGTTCTCCTTACCATACTTGGTGGTAACTTCAATAGTTTCACCTTTTTCGTGCTTCTCATCACACTTTGCCAAAAATACATTTGGCGCAAATTTGTAATACGTGTTCATTGTTTTAATTAAATTGGTTTGACTTATATGAAAAATGAGAAACCACAGCTACTTAGCCGTGGTTTCATCATTAAATAACTTTGGTTGACTGTGTTGAATCAAATCATCGAATAAACCAGGAACACGAGGTTGTAACGCCTTGTATTCTTCCTGAAAGAATTCTTCTTTGGTTCTCCCATTTTTTTTACCCTTTCGTGTATGTACATCGAAAGTGTAATCTGGAATAGGAATAGGATAACGCCTGACATCATTTATCCACTTTTCTATATCAATATCCTTTCTATCATAGATGAAGTTTTGCAAATGATCCGCATCACGATTCTTTCTACATTCACAAAGGAGAATAACAGCTTTACTGACAAATATCCTCCCTTTGGGTTCAGTAGCAGCCTTGTTTACCAGCTCATGCCCCTGCCACAATGCTTCTATCTCTTTAGTAATGATTCCATAGCAATCTTCAGCACTAATGGTAAACAGACGCTTCCACACATAGTCGCGGTACCCACTCGCCCAAAGTTCCAATGCAAAAAAGCCGGCTACCCCGGTGTCGGCTCGCCTAATGGCTTTCTGCATTGCAGAACTCACCTCAAAGAAATCATATCCGCAAACTGTTCTTATAATCATAATTCTAATTTAATGGTTTGACTTTTAGTTTATTACATCAGTAAAGTTAGCTAAAAAAGGCGAATATGACAAACAGAATGGACGCCATTTAAACGCCTTTTTTACAGACTATTAGAATTTGAATTTGCATGATATATTATATTGAACGAGCTGCTTTGTTTTGTCTTTCCCATTAGTGGTTGCACTCTTTAGCAAAATACTATCACCAAAATTCTTTTTGATAAAGAGGATAGATTTACGTTCCTCTTCCTGATTCCTTATAGAAGCAAGCCCGCCAGCGTTTACAAAAGTGTTCTTTTGCTCAAAATTATACCGCAAATCGGTTAAAACCTTACGCTCTTTGTACTTCATATAACAAGAAATCCAAAAATCTTCCTTCAAACGTATTTCCTCATTCCACCAGGTGTTTTCGTTATAGATTACTCCATAACTGCAACCGGTTATCATTTTCGAAAGAGAAAGAAAAGCGGATTCATCATACATTACCGGCGATATCCGAGCGGTGAAGCCAAACAGATGTACATCCATCATACTGGCCATCTCAAATAATGACTGAATGATATTAGTTATCTTATCTTTATCCTTTATCCGGCTAGGTTCTCCTTTTTCCGCATAAATAGGTTTACAGGCATGGACATCATCATCAAGCATGAAAAGTTCTCCAAAATGTTTCGCCATCCAATTACGTTTAGGGATGAGCCCCATAACATCGTCAGGATGAGTAACAATCTCACATTCCGGGTTAAATTGCTGATATAAGTCAGCTTGACTTTCAGCAACGCAAATGATAGGATCGTTCACCAACTTTTTAGCGAACACCCGGTCATGGCGTTTATGACTTGGTATTACTATCTTGCAGGGCATGGCGAACGTCTTTTATATCAATTACATTGGATTTACTTATTTTCCCGGTTTTGTACGACTTCATGTGCTGCATGTCCAGCCTTTCACGAAGCCAGTTGCTATCTACCTCATTACTTGAGGTGATGATAAACAACTCATGTTTTTCGTCATACTTTGGAATGAGAGGATAAATGGCTGTATCATCCGTGATGGCATCGAAGCGCTCTTTAAATTCATCCTCTTTCCTCTCCGGGGCAAATTCGATGCCCCAGTCTTGGAGTTCCGCCTTATTCCACTCGTTTTCCATAACGTCCAAATCATTCTCACCAAAATTGACATTATCTTTAGTGGCATATTCCCTCAACTTCTTAACGGGGGTATCAGGTGCCAGAATTTTACAAGGCAGTTCTTTATAACCTAACTCCTTGCAAGCTCGCAAACGTAAATTACCACAAACAACAATATATCTGCCATCATTGTAGGGAAAAACTATAAGTTCTCGAAGCTCAAGCATCTCTGGCGAATCCTGAATGCTTTTCTTCATCGCTTCAAAGCGGTAATCACGAAAAAAACGTGGATTTTTCGGCAATCCCGTGAGCTGCCCCTTATTAAAATCAAGTAGGCAGACTTGAATAATCTCTGTCATAACTAACTATATTAAAATCAACAACACAAAATCAACAACACAAACAGTCAGTAACAACACCTAATCATTTTTTCTATCATCGAACTCTATCTTATCTTTGATAAGCTGTTCAATGTCCTCACAACCAAATCTTTTTAAATAGGCAACAAGGTAAATTATCATCTCGGCTGCCAATTCTTCATCTTCCGAATATTTAGGAAGATTATCACTCCTATATTTAGAAGCAATATCGAATTTTCTCCAAACGGCTTCAATTCTTATGCTAAACGCTTTTCTTGAGCTATGCTCATTCATCTTAAAGCGCTTCCTCATGATATTCAAGCATCTCTGGGCAAACCTATTCAATGTTATCATATCGATCGGGTTAAATTGTTAGACTATGAATAATCTCACACGATTCTATTAGGTTGGTCTCTGATGCGAAACCAATGAACATATTCTTTATCTATCAGCATACTAATTATTTATTTTGAGGGTCTGTTGTATCCAAATACTTCCTGTATTCCAATTCTGTTTTGGCAAGATTGATTACGGTATTAACCCCTTGGAAAACTTGTTTTGCTTGGCTCACTTTACTAGGATCTTCTTTCACATCCTTTATTTGTTGAAGAACCAAATTTCTCAAATCTTGTAAAATGGTAGGGTTCACTGTAGACACCTTATTCAACCGTTCATTTGCCAACACGACAACAGTATTTGTTATTGGCCGGAAACGGTTCAACTTGGAAGCCAAATCAAACATACTAAACACTAACACTTTGCCATTATTCAAGTATATCTCAACTTCCGTACCATCATCACCGGTACCGTCACAGTAATTGAGAATTACAACTTCTTCATTCTGATAAAGGAATGGTTTATTAACCATTTCTTTCAATCTATCTATTGCTCCATCAATCATGATTCATTTTTTTTTGTTGCTTTATTAATCTGTCTACTCAAAGCTCCTTTTAGCTTGATGAGATACTGAACATCTTCCGGGTACCGGGCATACATTGAATTTTGGGTTTTCATTTGTTCAGAACGACTAATCATGTATAAGTTATCTATACAAATATTCTGCTTATTTCCATCTTTGAACTGAATATTGTACCCAGGAGGTATTTCACCATTATGCTCAATCCATACAAGCCGGTGTTTAAGTTCAAAGACATTCGGTTCAGCAGTTTTCACTTCGATGTAACCATCACGGGTTATACGTTCATATCCAACTTCTTTATGGTTCTTTGGGATACATCCCTTTTTGAAACGTGTAGCTTTCGTTTTTTCAATTTGAGCATCAGACATATATTCAGATTGCTTAAGTCCCTTATTCATTGGTTGATGCCCTTTGGGAAAGAAACTTTTAGAAGCACATTGGAATTTGAACTCTTTAGATTTAAAGAGTCGCAATTTGAACGCTATTCCATTTACGGCAGAATAAGTTGTACCTAATATCTGTGCTATTTCCTCATTAGTATGATTGGAATATAACTTTTTCAATTTATCAAGCCTCTCACTATTCCAAAACGAGATTCTCGGAGAGCGTCTAAGTTTTCGAATCAAGGCCTTTGTTTTAACAGCACTAAGTGTTTTATCAAGACGCCTAGCAAGTTCTTTTAAATCAGCAGTCGGGTACTCACTGTCAAGTAGAGCAAGTTGTTCGTCAGTCCACGTTTTCATAAGTGCATCAATAAAGAGAGGAAACCACTAGGCTTCCTCTGTGTTATCATTATTTAGCTCTTTCAGTCTTTCTTTGAGCTTCTTTTCTTTCTTATCATATGAATCCGCAAGTTTCTTAGAGAGCGCTTTGAAATCATCCGGATATTGTTCTGCAAAAAGAATTTTCTGACACTTTTGCAAATAGGAGTAGAAATTCACATTATTCGATGATAAGCATTCAGCAATAAAGGCTCTATACCATTGGTACCGGTCAGCTTGGTTGTTCTTGACATAATTTACAAAATCACTCCCACCATTCCATTTTTTCAAATTCAGTTTTTCAAGATAAGTATTGCTACAACCGCTAAGAACCATCACATCAAAAACAAGTTGTTCATTTTCAGAGAATTCTTTTGTTCTCTGATAATATGTTTTCTCTTGCGCCCACTTACGCATTTCTTCAGCAGACTTCTCTTTAACTATATCCTTCGCTCTTTTTAATTGGGCATTTATTTTTTCCCTTTCTATCTCTTTCAGATCAGCAACAGCGGCAGTACTAGAAACCAGTTCTTTCCTTGTGTAATAGAATCTTATATTAAATTCTGGATTATAATTACCAAAGAATGAGATACAGCGATAAACTTCACCTTCATCGAGCATTTTTAGTGTCCGTTCATCATCAGCACTATAATAACATAAGCACCTAAACACCTCTTCAGGATTAACAACTTCAAATCCAAGTTGCTTTACGGCTTCTAAAGCACTTTCATATTGTGCTTTTCTTTCATCACTCCAATAAGATTCTGCTTTTGCTACAATAACAGTTTTTCCGAATGAAAAAGGTTCACCGACTTTGACAAGATTCTCACTCTCAAGCAGAATCTTTCGGATTACATATGCTATCCGCTTTCTATAAAAACAGGTAGCATTGATACAGCGGGCATTCTTATTGTTCATCTCATAGAATAAACAACCATGATTGCAAGTATTAGATTCACATTGAGAGCACTGCTTAAATTCGCCATTTTCCCAATTGTCAGCGTCTTCTTTAATCCAATCCGCTTTATCTAGTTCTAAAAAGGAATTACTCACATAATCACGTATCATGGCTACCGTGCATTGCTCATCTTCTTCCTCATTGAACTCTTTTTGAGTTTCTTCGTCAAGTTTTGAAAGAATCATAGCACCGGATAATGGTATGTCTCCATTTCTTACACGTTCTTTCAGTTCTGGGATAAGACCGTTTAGCTTTATACGGTCAAAGACAAAACGAGTAGACTTTCCAAATTTAAGAGCAATATCTTCCAAAGTTCGTCCTTTTTCAGCCAACTGCGCAAAGGCAAAAGCTTCTTCGATGGGATCAACATCTTTTCTTTGAAGATTCTCGGTAATCATCGCTTCAAAAGCCTCATCGTCTGTCATTTCTCTGACAATGCAGGATATTGTCTGAAATTTCTCCGACTTTTTTCGATGGGCTTTGATTTTTGCAACATTCGCTTCATCTTCCTTTGCTTTCAAAAGTGACACAGCCCGAAAACGACGCTCACCGCAAACAATTTCATACGAACAGGGAATTGTCGTAACATCGCCAGTCTCTAAGTCAGTAACATCTTCGGATTTGGCTACCCTGACGGTGATAGGCTGCAATAAGCCTTGCTTTTCAATGTTGCTTGCAAGCTCTTCAAGAGCTGCTTCATCAAAAGTCTTTCTCGGATTCAAAGGAGAAGGACTGATAAGGTCAATTCTAATGTTTTGTACTTCCATAATTTAATTATATTGGTTTGACTTTTAATTCATTACATCAGTAAAGTTATCGTAAAATGACAAGTTATGCAAACAGAAACTTCGCCATTTTAACGCCATTTTCATGCGGGCTTATTACGTATTTGAATAAATCCTCTTCTTTCAGTTTCCCGAAGAAGTTCCATATCTTCTTCTCGTATTTCAGCAGGCGTTTCACCGTTCACACTTCGATACGTTCCAATACCGAAACGCTCTCTGATACGAGCAATTTTATCCGAATCTTTAGTAACCCAGTAAATTGTAACTTTCATAGTAGCTATATTCTACGACTCTCGCCACACAGGGGGAGAACATTAAACGTTTTAAAACGATCCACTAATCTTGGCCCAAAACGTTTCTTAAATTCGGCTATGCCAAGATTCGATGTTATATGATACTTCTTGCCATATTGCTGAAAAATCTCATACCGGGCATAAAGAAATTCATCAATAACTGAATCGAGACTGGTACCATACGATTTTTGATTTTCCGTTTCCAGACCGATATCATTCAAGCAGATATTAAAGGGATTTGGTTTAAATCCTTTGGATTGATTCTCATTGTAAGTGTACAAGTCAATATGCCCGTGAATTTTATAATAATTCATCATTTGAGTAACAGACAAGTTTTCAAAAGCATTGGGGTTACAAGTGAGTTTCAAATAATCTGCAAAAATCTGCATCAACATTGTTTTTCCGGTACCAGGTTCACCAACAAGCAAAAGATTCTTATGAACCTTGTAATTCTCTTCCGGAAACACATTTTGAGCATACCGACATCCGTTGAAGTAGTACAGAAGAAACTGAATTAGTTTAGAGTTGTTATCATCAACATCAAATTTTCTAAACTCCCGTTCCGTATAATCCGTACCAAGGTTAGAAATTAAATTCCAATGACTGTAATACTCTTGCGTATCAGTTAAGTCATATTCAGAAACGTTCTGAATACTTTCTTTGTGCCTTTGTATCAGATTCTCTATCTGTTGGAGCGTCAGCTTGCGCTTGCCGGCTTCCTTCTCCATCAAATTTTGAAGTTTGCTTGATAAATTCTTTTCCTCTTCCGTCATGGTCTAATTCATTTTTTCGATTTTCACGAATACGATCCAGTATCCAAAGGTTTGCTTTGGAATCCCACCGCTCTATTTTCACTCCATTGGCATTCTTCCACCCTATCGAGTCAAAGTGATTGAAGAATATTTCTGCTTGCTCTTGCCAGTCATCTAACCGTTCCGGAGCATTTTGCTTGATGAAGTGTTGAATAACCTCATCAAGCGTAGGAGCTATAAATTCTTTTGCGACTCTTTTAGGTTTCTCCGGTTTAGAGAGTGGGAAAAGCTCGCCAGAGCTACTTTCTTTCTTACCCCCTTTAGGGGGTTCTTTCTTTGTCTCTGTCTTATATTCTTCTTTAGGGGGTATGGGGGAGCTTTCTTGAAAAGGTGTCCCTAAAGGGTACCCTAAAGGTGTCCCTAAAGGATGCCGTAAAGGTGGTATATTTTGCATACCTTTTTGTACACCTTTTATAGAATACGTTGATTTATTGCCTCTTCCATTGCCTTGTTTACATTCAATAAGACCTGCTTGAACTAATCTATTTCGGGCGGACTTGAATACTTTTACAGACACTCCCACGTCAGATGACACCTTTGTATCACTACGTGTCCAGTTATCCTCCCAGCCTAAACGATTCGCAATTTTTAGCAAGTAAAAATAAAGCCTCGTTTCACAGCAGGAAAATTGCCAGCTTTCGTCAAGTTCCCAAAACCTATTGATAAGTTCAATATAAGTCATATCAATTTATAATAATTCCGTAAGACATTGTTTATATAAGGTTGAGGGTCAGCTTTCAGATAATAGCAAACGCTATTAATGAACTCAATCAACCCATGACAAACGACATATACACTGCCATATTTCTCAACTAATGCCTGCCATTCTTTTTGCTCATCAGACTGCGTTCCGGCACGTTTACCTTTTACATGTGGAGTTTTCATCTCTATGCAAAGACTGCTCTTACCACCGCGAGGAAAAAGCAGAATCAAGTCAGCAACACCAGCGATGGCACCTTCATATTTACGCATAGCACCGCTTTTCTTTGTCCTGACGCCGCCGTTTGGTATAGCAAAGAGTAGAGGGCCGACATTGGGAAACGTTTCTCTGAACCAAGTTACACAAATGTGTTGTATCTTGGTTTCAGAATATTTCACCTCCAATTTACGAATATCTTCTTCAGTCATTTTTCTGCTTGTTTTTTGAAATCGTAGCACATTCATTTAGAAGGTCAACGATTTGTTTACACCTGTTCCTGCAACCGACAAAGGATATTATGGTTTCCCATTCAGGACCGAACAACATTTCTTTCTTGTATTCCTGAATATGAGTTCTCTGCCCAATTATAACTAATCTAAATGGCTTCATAATTTATCCCTAAACAAGTCCATTGCAAGATTCACCATATTCTCTTCTACTTGGTCATCCGTTCCGGTTACACCGTTAGCAATGTTCTTCTTTGTTTGAATCACATCATACATATACTTGTCAATAGTATCCTTACCTAAGAAGTAATAGCAGTTAACGTTGTTCTTTTGACCGTTACGGTGTGCTCTATCTTCTGCCTGTTCGCAATCACTGAAAGTCCAAGGGAACTCTATAAAAGCAACACGACTGGCAGCAGTCAAAGTAAGCCCGGTACCGCCCGATTTGAAATTCAGAATAATCAGTTTACAATCCGGATTATTTTGGAAAGAGTCAACGGCATATTGCTTTTGGTTGACACTATCGGAACCCGTTACAGTAACAGCTTTAGGAAATTCCTTTTTCAGTTCTGCTACAACTTCTTTCAAGTAACCGAAAAGTATCAGCTTCTCACCACCGTCGATAACATCATGGACAAATTCACAAACAGCCTTGATTTTACCTCTGGCAGATATCTGCTTTAAAAGCTGCATCTGCACCATAACGGCACCATTCATTGATTTCTGCACTTGTTCATCCGAAGCGTTCTTGTACTTCTTCAAGTATTTTACCATATCAGCCTCGGCAGCCTTATACTCTTTGGTGGTAGTGATATCAACTGTCAAGTATTGACGAGTCTTGTCCGGAAGTTGTGTAAGCACCTTTGACTTCTCACGACGAAAGAAGCAAGTATTCCATAGTCGCCAATTCAGCTCTTTAACGTTGGATGCCTGTTTGGGACCATCACAATATCTTTCAACATACCGGCTATAACCTCCAAAGTCCTCTAATCGACCTAATATTTTTAGCTGTTGTAGCAAGTCTGTATTATTGTTAACAACAGGAGTACCGGTCAATGCGAATATATAACGTTTACCTTTGCAGATACCTTCAACATATTTGCTCTGTTGAGTTTTACTTGATTTGCATTTATGAGATTCGTCAATGATAACAGACCTAAACAGAGAGACACGCTGATCGAAAGCAATACTTTTCATTGTAAGCTTGGATTCCTTATTTACAGCTTTTACAAAAAATTTATTAAGCGATTCATAATTAGTAATGAACACCTCACAAAGTGGGTTGCCATCAGACTTTTTACACTCATAAAATGATTGCCAGGACTGTCGGTTTCTGTCATCAAGGATAATCGAATTCATACCTGCGAACTTCTTAAACTCACGCTGCCAGTTTACTTTCAACGCAGCAGGGCAAATTACAAGTACTGGAAAAGACTCACCATAAATGGGCGCTTCCTTATGTGCTTTAACAACTGCACATATGGCTTGCAATGTTTTACCTAATCCGGGCTGGTCACCGAAAAAACAGCGTTTGTGCTCTATTGCATACTGTACTCCTTCAAGTTGATACTCGTAAGGTTGAAGTAACATATAGTGTTCACCGACAAAAGGTTTCATCGGAGGAATATCATAATTAATATCTTCAGTTACCTCACGTTCCTTGACAGTAGAACAATAACGCATCTGAACAGCCCATTGCGCAAAAGCTCTCACATACCAATTCGCATCACGTCCAATAGGATAACGCGTATCATTGATACTAACAAGCCACGCCCGGTCTGTTCCGTCATAGCGTGGCTTACTTGGTATCATCTTTATGACCTCGACCAACTTTGGGTGATACTCGAACTGAATCCGGTACAGATTGGGCGTCTTAGTCACATAAATTGGTTTCATGAAGCAGGTTCTAATACTAATTCATGATGTTCAACTGTTGAACATATCCCGTTATCTTCACCATCTTCATTCATTGCATCAGCAGCTTCATCAACCTTGTCAAACGGATCCTCACCATCTTTAAATTCAAATTCCCTTTGAATCTCCGAACATTTATTCTCTGTAACATAAAGCTCTGCTTCATACAAGAAATTATAAACCGCATCACGAAACTCCTCACAATGCACATACGATTCATTGTCCGGATCGAAACCGATACCAGGAGAACAAAGATTAAGGACTTTGCTCGTCATAAGGGTTCGCTTACCTGTCAACACACAAACCTCAAAAGAAGAATCACCACCAATGCTAACGCCGGTTACATTGAACTTTTTGAAGAACTCATCTTCAAGACATGACTCTGGACGTTCCCAATTAATGTACTGGGATTCTTTCTGTTCTGTAATATCGACAATGTAGGGTATGAGCTTGTTTAGCGAATCCTTCAAATCCGGATGAACAGGATTAATCCCCTTGAAAACAATATCGTTTCCTTCCTTGTCTGCATAGACCACTTCAAGACATCCCTTTTTGGTCAATTTTGCTTTTGAAATATTCAAATCCATTTTAATTAAACTTTGAGTTAATACTTACCTATGCAGGTATTCATTAATAAAATCTTTATAGTACTGGTCAACAGGCAATGGCAAATTGATTCCTAATTCGGTGGCAGCATCAGCCTGAACCTTATCCATGAAAGTTTTCATTTGGATCGTATTCAATTTAGAAGTACTTCCAACAACCGAAACAATATTTCCATTCATACATATTTGCCGTGGAAGAAACTTCCGGCAATAGTAATCATGTACATCCAACTTATCCGTGCCTGTCTCCCTCTCAATACAGGCAAACCACAGCCACATGAGCGCGTTCTGCGACAGGGTACGTGGTTCTACCTTTCTCTTGATGCTTACAGTGTAAGTTCCATTCTTGAGCGTGGAACAGAGGTAGTCAAACGACTTATCCATTGTGACTACCCCATTTTGTTTTGTTAGAATAGCTTCTGCCATATTTAGAATGGTAAATCATCAGGCGGTGATACCTGTTGATATGGCTGTTGCTGATATGCAGGCTGCTGTACTTGTTGTTGCTGTCTCTGTGTAGGCTGTTGCGTTGGTAACGGTGGTGGTACAGGAGCAGCCTGTTGTTGAACTTTCGGTGTAAGCATCTCGATACTATCAACAAAGACTTCAGTTATGTAACGTTTAACTCCTTTGCTATCGTCATAGTTACGAGTGCGTAACTTACCTTCTATATACAACTTATCTCCTTTATGGACGTACTTCTCAACTATTTCAGCAGTCTTATTCCAAAAAATAAGATTATGCCATTCTGTACGTTCCGGCACCTGGGTTCCATTTTGTAAGGTGTACGCCTTATCTGTTGTAGCAAAAGATAAAGAAGCTACTTTCGCTCCACCGTCCAATGTTCTCACATCCGGGTCTTTACCGGCACGCCCTATAAGAATTACTTTATTAACACTCATTTTCCTTCCTCCCTTATAGTTACACGAATACTATCCGCTTTAGTTGATGTTTTTAAATATTGAGAATATAGTTCCGGGTGATCTTCCTGAAACTTCTTTGCATCAAAACTCTTACCCGTTGAAGAGGGAGTATAGCTAACACGCAACCGACCGGCGTCCCATGATTTAACACCGTTCTCACGCATGGCACTTTTAAGCTGTTCCTTATAACCTTTCTGCACTTCAGCGATATAACTCGCCTGTTCCTCTATATCAATAATAGTATTTACTAATTGCATAGGAATAAGCTGCTTCTCATCGGCTGGAACAGGAGCATTAGGTAAGAACTGTTCACCTTTAATCTCACACTCCAGTAATCTCTTAACCTCTGCATCCGGCTTACGCTCAATCTCGACTAATTCCGACTTATTTCCACGTAACCAAATGCCAAACAGTTTATCAACTTTAATTAGTGGATTTTGAAGTTCAAACAAATAGGCATAGATTGATAGCTGCCAACTCAAATACTCACGGTCAAGGCTTGCAGTAGTCTTGATGTCGCCAAGACTGATTTTTTCGTCCTTTTCCCAAACACAATCAATATTCGATGCAAAATATTCATTGTCTGAAACAGTGTACTCATTGGCAAAAGCCTTATATCCGGCATTTACTCTTTCCCTGATATAATTAATAGCTTCAATACTCTCGGGTGGTAATCCTGTAACATCAGCAAACTGGCATTGTCCATGAATACGACTGCCTTTTTCAGCAGCTTTTTTCAATATGTATTCTGGAATATCCCTATACTTATTGGGAAATAGTTGCCGGCTTATCATTCCGGTAATACCTTTCAGTTGCTTTTCACCAAGAAAATATGTGTGGTTCTCTTCTGAGAAAACCACACTCGATTTAACCAACTCTATCATGATGCAGGATAAATTTTGCCCATTTCCATACAAGCATTTACAAACTCTTTATCATTTTGCATAGCCGGATTAGCATACCATACTTTTTCAAGTTCAGCTCTGCTTTTGACAGCAAGCATGTCAGCAATAGCCTTTTTCAGTTGGGCACCAGTATAAACTGGATTCTTCATACTAGCCGGTGTTTTTGCAGGCTGTTGTGCGTCTTCTTTATCGTGAGTGTTAGTTGCATCACTGTCTTTTGTATCATCAATGCAAAATAGACCGTTAAGAGCATACTTTCTTGCATAAGAAGATGAGGCTCCGGTAATTTGGCTGCCATCCATTCCCTTCTTTGTTTCCTCTTCTCTCGCAAAAGCAGTCACTATTTCTTTTTCCCCTTTTTCGTTGGTTAAAGTGGCAGTTGCTTTTACATAAATTCTATTGCCTACTGGCACCATCTCATCACTGAGAGTTAACGAACACTTTGTTTCAGTCAGAATAGGTTTCACTGACTCAAGAATATCCTCACAACTACGGTATTTGTAACTACCGAACTTATTAAATTGCCCTTTCGGGGCTTTCAGCTTTTGCTGAATGGTTACTAATTCTTTCATAATTCTGAATTAATGGTTTGACTTTTAGTTTATTACATCAGTAAAGGTAATCGTTATTGACAAGTTTAGCAAACAGAAACTTCGCCATTTTAACGCCATTTTCAGGTAGTTAAAAACTGCCTGTACGGTATTGTACAGGCAGAAAAATAAGAAAATGAATAATCCAATGTACCTTATGGAACGGCTACGCTTGAAGGGTGTACGGCTCCCTGATTTATACATAATGTAAATGCTAGTGGACGGAACCGGAGTCGAACCGGTCTCACGGAATATTGGTGCACCTCACCGCAGTTTCAGCCAACGATATACATATCCGCCCGATTAATTAAAAAGGTGCACTATCTTCACAGACCATACACCCCAATCACAAACACAAAACAAAACTCATGAACTACTATAATTTAATAGGATCAAAAGGGTGAATGGCGTGGGTCTCGAACCCACATCACGCATACCTGCATATGCTGCCAATTACACCAGCCATCCGTTTAAAGTGAACTATTCTCACGAACCATTCACTTAGAACACAAACACAAAATAAAACACGACATTAACTATTAAATAGCACTCTCACGAGCTTCTTGCTTCCGGATAGCCGTTCAAAGCACACCGGAATAGTATAGAACAATTAAAACTCAAATAACAGGGGCTTTAACCCTACAGCGTCCTTTTCGCTGGCAACATTAGTTAAACATAAAAAGAAAAATTCTCTGTGAAGGAACCCGGACTCGAACCGGGATGATAGATTACCTATGTATGACTTTCTTCAATCTATCTGCATACTTGCGTTTACCAATTCCGCCATTCCTTCAGGTCGTAGCCAGACGCTTCCGGCTACATTGATTGTATATATAATGCAAATATATTTTCACCCTCACGGGTTACTTAACTCTGATTGAGTTGAGCCGGGAAACGGATTCGAACCGCTGACCTCATGTAGAAACATGCGCTCTAACCAACTGGGCTATCCCGGCAGATGCCCGGCGAACCGGGCTAAATAAACATGACAAATACTAAAATTAAGCAATGCAGACCTTCACAGGCTATCCTTATTTTGTTTCCTATCTTCGTAGTATCGAAAACAGATATAATTCACTGATACGACAGTCACCAATACAAAAGCAGCAATAAATTCTTTCTTGCTAACTTCAATGCTATCTATAAGATACAGTGTTGTCCATAAGGCAATGAACATCATGGCATACTGTATCACTTTAATCTTTTTCATTTCTTCCGTTTTTTAGATTTAACTTTCCTTCCCGCACATCGGCAATGAAGTAATACTTGAGCAGCATTACAATGCCACTTGCCGTTTTGGACATTAGTGGGCTTATCACTTTCAATCTTACCCGCTTCTATAAGATTCATCAATTTCTTTTCCCCACCCACATAATACGCAGACTTATCTTTTCCAAACGTTTCTGTAGAAAACAGACGGAGAATATTATCTAGCAATATTTCAGCCATTTCACCTCTGATCATCTCAACAAGCAAGGTAGTTATGCAATTCTGGTTACTATAAACTGCATATTTTTTACATCTGACTTTGTTTTCCAAGCCATTCCTTCAGCTTTTTCTTTATAAAGCCGAGCATTCAATGTATTAGTTACAGACGGTTTCTGAACGATAGGAAATACTTCTATTGCACCAACATCCATACTCCGTAATACATCAATTACGTTACGTCTCTGAATATCCTTTTCCATACAATCTAATTTTAAATTAAACATTGAAGCGATGAGCGGATTCGAACCGCCGACCTCTGCTTGTGGTGCTCTTCCGTTAAGCTAAGAGTATTTCTTGAGAGACTCGAACTCTCAACCATCCACCACACACAGCGCTCTAACCTGCCTGAGCTACATCACCTTTATATACATAAAGCAAATACCTCGATTTGCCGACAAACGTCTAACTGATTTAGTTTTACAACGATACGGCTTGACCATTAACCACAGCATTATATCGTTGAGAAGCCCGCCTACGTCAGTAATCCCTTTCAGCACGTGTCGGCTTCCAAAACACCATTTTACCAATATGTCAAAGAACTCTTCTCTGTTGTTCCCAGTCTCCCTTCAAGGGCAGGCTCAAAGAGCCGGACTGGGTACCGGATAACCGGCGGTTTGGTTTGACTTTAGTGAGGGTTAGAGAATACTTTGGTTGTTCTTCAAAACTATGTCCATTAAGTTTCGTTGCGATTCAATAAATTTCTTCAAATCATCACATTGGGAAACTTTCTCTCTATAAAATCCACGTTCTGATTCTAAATCTCGTTTGAGTTTTTCATTTTCACCTCTCAAAGAGCTGATCAACGCGTCTCGTTCTTCAATCACAGCTTCATATTTGTCTCGCTGTATTTCTAGTTCGGTTCTTTTATCCATTGTTGTATAATTTGATTAATCTCCGACGTAATGTGCACCGTAATGAGTACTATTTGGGTTGTAGTAAGCGGAAGCGGGAATATTAAGGTTATTATATTCCTTGCTAGGTGTAGCTTTGGCAGTCTTGCTCATAGCTTCATGTCTTTCAGCTAAAAATTTATCAGTTCTTGATTTCACTGCTTCCGGTGAGAAACTTTCTTGGAGTTTTGCAAAGCTCCATGCAGATTTTAAACACTCTGAAAATGTTTTTCCACCCTTCTTGTAATTGCGGTGTGCAGACTTCATTATTTGTGATAAATTGTAGCTCATAATCGTTATTTTTTAATTGGTTTTATCAATCATTTTTTGTATGTTTGTATGATTGATTGATTTATGATGCAAATATAATCGCATTTGCGTTATTTTAAAAACAAAAAACTTTTTATTTTATCGCATTTGCGTTTTATTAACTTTTGATTGATTGGATTTATGACAAATAACAACACTATTAATGGAAGAATTAGAGAAATAATTCTGTCTGCCGGCATTACAGATAGCGCATTTGCGAAAAGAATTGGTGTAACACAATCTGTAATAGCATCAATGTTTCAACGTGGAACAGAACCTTCCGCTAAGGTATTAACTTCAATTCTACTAACCTATGAAGATATTTCTGCTGAGTGGTTACTTCGCGGAAAAGGTCAAATGCTACTTTCAGAAGTAACACCTGACCCAAACATAGAACAAATGAAACGCTTGGTAGATACGATCACTACCTTGCAAGGTATAATCACCGAACAAACTAAAACGAATCAGTTACTCACAGAAGAACTTAAAAAAGCCAAAGGAGAACTGACTATGTTGAAAAATGAACGAAATGTAGGATAAACTTATATACGTATGAAAAAAAGATTTTTAATACTATCCTTCTTATTTGTGCTTATATTTAATTCATGCTCTGATGACAGTATTAATTTAGCAGGAACAACATGGACTTCTGCAAAAGACTGGTACGGAAAAACTCGATTGTCTTTTGAAGAAGGCACTCCTTATTTAAGATCTTTTTTTGCTATATCTTTTGACTTGAAATCTTTCACAATATATAATGTTGCAGATGATAATGAGGATTTAGAATATGAATGGAAAGAAACGGTATCAGGTAAATACTCTATAAACGACAATATTGTGAATCTAATAGTAGAAAAAGACAATTTAACAATTCCCTGCGAAATAGAAAAAGATATAATGTATTACAGTAATACTAGAATGAAACTATATAAACAATAGAATAAATATTTTTTCAAATATGCGCCCAATTAGAACTGTACCCCCAAAAGATGAAAGAGAATATCCTTTAGTTATAACAGCTGAAGAAAAGGATAAAGTATTAAATTATATTTTGGTTGTAGCAAACGGGAAAAGAACAGCTAAACTAAATTATAAAGATATACCAGACCTTAGGATCAGTAAAGAACAATATGAAATAGTTTTAGAGGAGTTCAAAAATAGGAGATTTATTGACTATAAAGGATATGGTATTGAATATCTTACGTTGAATTTTGAAATATTCAATTTTGCAGAAAAAGGGGGATTCACTGTTGAAAGAGACTTATATATATTAAGTTTTGATACATTTCAAATGCAGCTAGAACGATTAGAAAAGGAGTTAAGCCCTGATACAGCAGCGAAAGTTGATGATGTTGTCGGAAAAGCCAAAAATATAACTGAACTACTGATAGGGCTCTCTGCTCTAGCTGAAAAAATGAATCTCTAAGATTTATTATCAGGATCAGTTAATAGGAACTCCAATATAGAAGCTGCACGAAGCAGTCTTGAAGCATATAGAGTTGCATCTGCATCCGGGTTGTATTGATAACGCCTAGTCTGAAACTTTTTAAAAGTAACAAAGCCACTAGACATATCATTAGCAAGTGTTTTCAAGCTTGATATAGTTTCTTTTACATTTTGGTCATAAGACATTTTTATACGCATACGAGCGGAATCATCCACTTTTGCACAACACTGGGGATAAAAGGCTGTTGCATTATCTTCTTTAGAAGATTGTTTTTTACTTATCCTTCTTAGGACATTTTTTAATAACGATTTCATAAACGCACTATTTTAGTTTGACAATGCGCAAATATAATATTTAAAGTAATATAAAATATGAAATATAGAAATCTTGATAGTACATAAAACATCAAATGGTCGAATTATGGTCGAACCATAAAAAAAAGCAGGACTATATAATTGATATACAGAATATACAACTAGATTTCCAAAAATGTGTCTAGTTTAGTTTTTGTGTTAATAGCTCCCTCGTCGGCGGACGAACTAGGGAGCTATTTTTTTATTTATTACAGGAATATAATTGCACAAAATATACATATTTTCCATAACTTTGCAGCGACAAAGGATCACACAAATGGAATATAGCGTAGAAGAACTAAAAAGTGCATTAATAGAGAAATGCAAGAGTGAAGGTATCCTGTATGCAACGGTTGCAATGGACCGTCGTACTAAAGAAATGATTCTTCCTGATACTTTACAAGGAGCTCTGAAACATCCGGAATTCTTCGTATGTACCTGCAAGAAAGTAAAAGACCAATATGTAGTGGAGGAGATTACTAAAGTGTAA